GGTCGACGACCAGGTTGGCGATGAGGGCGCCGGCGCCGGCCTCGAGCGGGATGTCGCCATGCAGGCCGCCGAGCACCGGGACCTCGAGACCCGGGCGCTTGCCATCGGCCGCGAGCCGAAGCCCGTACCAGATTCCGACTGGATCCAGCACGACGAACTGCGCCTCCGCCGCGTACATCTCTTCGGCGAGCTTCTGCGCGGCGTAGCTCTTGCCGCTCCCGGTGCGCCCGAGGAACGCGAGCTTCTCGGTGACGACGTCCAGCGGGAGGGCTAAATCCGGGGCGATGCGGAGGGACTTCACGCCGTCTCCTCCGGCCGCTCGGGCTGCGCGAGATCGAACAGCGTCGGCACGTCGACTTGGCGCGACGCGGCCTGAACATAGCTGATCCCATCCCGAAAGTACGTGGCGCTGAGCTCTACGCCGATCGCCCGCCGTTTCAGCCGCACGGCACAATAGGGGACAGTCATCAATCCGGCGAAGGGGTCGAAGACCGTCTCGCCCTCCATCGAGAGTTGAACGATCAGCCGGTCGACGATGTCGAACTGGAGGGGGCACAGGTGCATCTCACGGCCCTTCGCCTCCTGCATCATGTTCAGGGTCCTCATACGCGCGACGTCGGTCCAGACGTCGGGATGCCAGGAGTGGGGCGGCATGAGCATGAAGGTGACGGGCAACCGGTACCCGAGCGACGCGGCCAGGCGCACGTGCTCCTCCACGTCGTAGACGTGCCCGAGCGAGTACTTGCGGAAGAGCCGATATATAACGTCATGCGGTACGTCGCGGAGATCCTCGGCCGTCAGGGGCCGATCCCCATTCGATCGCTGAAACCCATGGGCATCGAGCTGCCAGCGGGCGAGGGAGTACTCGGCCTTGTCCTTGCGCACGGGCACATCGGCGTAGCCGTTGCTCCGGTCGGTCGGAGGCTTCCGGAAGAGCAGCAAGTACTCCGGCATCCCGCACCCCATCCGCGAGCCGTCCTTGCACTGCTCGGTCCAACCTAACCGATAGGTCTGGTTGTTCTCGCGCACCACGTCGGTGACGACGGTCTTCATCCCGAGATAGGCGAAACCGTGGCGCCGGTAGTGGAAGATCGCCTCCGCGTGGAACGGTGAAACCGTCTGGAAGCCGAGGCCGGTGATGCCGCCCGGGGTGATCCGATCCTTTACGTGGATGACTGCCACGCGCCCGGGCTGGAGTACTCGGAGCAAGTGCGGCGTCAGGAAGTCCATCTGCTGCCAGAACTGCTCGCTGCCCTCACTGTGGCCGAAGTCCTCATAGCTCGGCGAGTACTCGTACTGAGTCCCGAAAGGAATCGAGGTCACGATCAGGTCGACGCTGGCGTCTTCCAGGCGGGCCGTCTCGGCGACGGCATCGTTGCGCACGAGCCGCCAGCCCTCGCCGCTGACCTCTTCTCGATCGACCCCGAGGGTCCGGGTGAGCGTGCCGGCCATCGCCGCGCGCGAGAGCCCGTACTCGCGGATGATCTCGGTCAGCGTGCCGACAACGGTCTCGTGCTGCGCCCACTTTCGCTCGAGCTGGCGGCGGATCTCGCGCTCGGCCTCGGTATAGATGATGTCGATCCGCACCGGCTCCTTCTGCAGAAAGCGGTGAATCCGGTGAATCGCCTGGATGAACTCGTGGAACTTGAATCCGATGCCGAGGAAGATCGCCCGGTGGCAATGGCGCTGGAAATTGCAGCCCGAGCCCGCGATCACCGGCTTGGTCGCCAAGTACTTAAGCCGGCCGTCGCTGAAGTCGATGATCCGTTGCTCGCGAGCATCGAGGTCCTGGGTGCCCCAGACCGCCGTGGCTTCGGGCAGTGCGGCCGAGATCGCGTGCCGCTCGGCCTCCAGGTCATGCCAGAGCAGGAAGTGATCGTCGGGGCTCTCGTCGAGCAGCTCACGCATCCGGTGGACCCGCGAGGCGAGGCTCTCCCGCTTCTCCCGCTCGGCTTCCTGGACCCCGTAGGTCGTGTCACGGAACATGCGCGCCTGACCATCGCGTTCGGCGTCGGCGCCTGGTGCTGCCAGCGTCGGCACCTCGTGCCACCGTACGTCGAGCTCCGGGAGCTCGTAGCCCTCGTCGGAATGGCCGAGGTCGGAGGGCTTCTGAAGGAAGATGGCCCACGAGGCGACCCACAGCCAGAACTCACGCTCCTTGTGAGGATGGAGCGTCAGGGCATCGGCGTGCTCGGGGTCCCGGCGGAAGAAGCGCGTCTTGGCCTGGCCGACGTCCATGACGTCGAGGAACGCGGCATAGGCGAGCAGCTCGATGTACTCGTTGGGGCTCGGCGTGGCCGTGGCCACGAAGCGGTAGCTCGCCGTGCCCTCATAGAGCCGCATGAACTCGCGGAAGGTCTTGGTACCGCCGAAGCCGCGGAGTACGGCCGCCTCATCGAGGCTCACCACGGTGAATCCGCGCGGGTCGAGCTTGCCGTCTCGCACGCTCTCATAGTTGGTCAGGTAGATGCCGGGGGCCGAGGCCTCGGCGCGCGTCCTGATGAACGTCACGGCCAAGCCGAGCATCGCGGCATCGCGCATGAACTCCTGGCGGACGCCGAGCGGCAGCACGATCAGGCCGCGGCCGCCGCCGGCCTTGGCCAGGACGAGCCGGATGATCTCGAGCTGCATGAGGGTCTTGCCTAGACCGAACGAGGCGAAGATCGCGCGCCGGCCGCCCCGCACCGCCCAGACGACGATGTCCCGCTGGTGGGGCTTGAGGAGCGGATGGACCTCGGACGGATCCACCGCGATACCGCCGGCTGTGGCCATGGCGGCCTTCGATTCCAGGAAGGCGCGATAAGCCCCGCTCACACCCGCCCAACTTCCTCGACCCGCCACGCGAGCTCCGCCTGGCTCGGCATGATCTGCTCGACGGTGATCTCGACGCCGGTCTGGCCGCCGGGCCCGGCGAAGCGCTTGTAGGCGAGGACGTCGACAATCTGGGAGTCGTCCTTGTAGAACACGCCGTTAAAGTGGTCCTCGAGCTTGTGCATGAGCGAATGGAGATCTGGACGCCTTAGCGGAGCGACGATCTTCTTCCCCGCCGTCGCCGGTTTTGGCAGATAGAACACCGCCTTGAAGGCGATCGGGCCTTCCATCGGTGCCGGCGGCGCGTGCTCGCGGCCGACCTGACCGACCATCAGCGCCCAGTCCGTATTCCGGCGCTTCTGGAACGTATGCTGAACGCCTGCGCGTTTGAACGCGATCATCGAGCCCACGCTCATGGCCTTCGGGATCCCGGCGCAGAAGAAGCGAATGGTCACGCCTTGTCCCGGACGTGGTACCCATGGCCGGTCGCGTCGAGCTTCCACGCGCGGCCGCGGTTGATGGCCATCTTCCGGTCGACCTCGTCGAGCAGGTTGAGCCCGCAGTTCCGAGCGAGGCGATAGAGCACGATCACGACGTCGGCCGCCTCGGAGACTACGGCGTGATGGTTGTCCGGATTCGCCGTGACGACACGCAGCAACTCGGCCATCTCCTCGTTCGCGCGCGCGGCGATCCGAGCCGGGCTCGACGCTGCCCCGAACGTCTTATCGGCCCAGCGCGCAACGCTGTCCTGCGTCTCGGCCTGGGGCGGGCGGAGCAAGTGCCGCGCGAACAGCCCGAGGCTCATCGCCCCTGATCCCTCAGCTGCTGGGCGATGTTGTTAATGCGCTCCTGGAGCTCCGACCGCTCCTTCTTCATCTCGGCGCGCCGGCCCTGGTGCATGGTCTTCAGGTCCGCGAGCTCACCGATCAGCTTCGGCAGCGTCCGCTGATGCTCGTCGACCTCATCATCCGAGAGCGGGACCAGCGGCGGCTGCGCGGGCTCGGTGGCGTCGACCTTCTTCTGTCTGGGCATCAGCGCCTCCATGTTTTCGTCGGACAGAACACGTAATGCCTGACGACCTGTCCCGGCGCCTGCAGCTTGAGATCGAGCGTCAGGAAGACCCGGCCGCAGCGCCCGCAGAAGCGGATCACAGTTCTTCCCCGCACTCGGCCCCGAAGCCCTTCGCCTTGAGCTGCTCCGCCATCTGCTGACACACGCCGTGGTTGTATTCGGTGACGGTCCATGTGCGTAACTTGATCGGCCCGAAGTCCGCGCCCCAGACATAGAGCACGAGGAGGCCCGCGAAGATCTCGGGGATCACTGCGGGAAGTCCTTGCGGGCCCAGATCGCGTCCGGGATCAGGCCTTGTCGCCCGGGCCGCAGTCCGGAATCCTGCTTCACGAAGACCGGAACTTCGGCGCGATCACACTGGTCAATAATTGAATGCAGCCACCGAGGGTCCATCTCTCGCGGCCTCGCGCCGCTCTCGCCTCCAACGATTACCCAACGAATCGGCCAGCTCTCGAGCTGCTCGCGCGTCGCTGAGCCGGGATAGCCCCAGAGACCCTCCAGATCGACGTATGACAGAAGCGGCTCGATAGACAAGAAGCGGAGTTCGGTCGGGATGGTCATCAGCAGCGGCAGGCGAAGGTTCGCGGTCTCTTGGTTCTCAACCGAGACACCGATCCAGACATTGGGCATCGGTGGTCGCTGACGGAGCCACCACCAAAACGGGAGCACGCTCCTCGCGCGTTCAGGGCGCTTGGTGAGAATCTGATACGTCAGGTGGGGCGTGTTCTCAATGATCTCCCATGCCTCATTGCGCCAGTCGTCGGCCTCTTCGATGAAGAAGTCCGACCACGAGCACGTGAAGACGCGCTGCGCCGTCTTCAGCCGGCGCGGCAGGTTGAACGTGTGCGGCTTCGAGCGGATGACGACGGCCGGGTCCTGGCCGTACTGTTTCTTTTCCCGGTACATGTAGCAGAACTTGCAGCCGGGCGAGACCTTGTGGCAGCCCTGCCAAGGATTCCACGTAGCGTCGGTCCAGCTGATCGCGCTCTTGTCGCCCATCACGCCCTCTTCCTGAAGCTCGCTTCGCGAAACTCCTTGTCATGCTCCTGCCGCGCGTGACGCCAGAGATCAGCCGCGCCCTTGAACGTGCGCGGGAAGGCGCGATCACACCAGCGGCACTTGCGCGGCGGGACCTGGGCGTCGGCGGTGTCGGCCACCGGCACGGCCATCAGCACGCCTCCTCAAGCTCGGACAGCGGCGGATCCGGGATCGGCGGGCTCACTGGCCGCTCATCATCCTCCGGCTCGTTGTCCGCGATCCTGACCCTGACCACGCGATCGGTGGCCGCCGCCTGCTCCTCCCGAGCCCGTGCGCACGCAACGCAATGTTCCTTCTCCGGGTACATCCGCAGCCGCGCCGCCGCGATCGGCTCCGTGCAGGTCGTACAGCGGCCCCACCGCCCCGTGGCGACGCGATCGAGCGCCTCCTCGATCTCCCGGAGATGCACCGTCAGCTGCTCGCGGCTGGCGAAGACGACGACGCGTTCAGTGCTCTCCGCGGCCGTGTCGCCCTGATCACCCGGGCCGCCGGACGCTGGGACGAGATTCAGATTCAGCCCGAGCCGATAGCGGACGATCGCGCGGCGAAGTTCTAGGGCGCGGCGCGCGGCGTGGAAGGTCACGCCAGCGCCTCTCGCACCGCCGCCAGTTCCCTCTCCGCCGCCTTGCCGCGCGCGACCTCCTCCTGGAGCTTGGCGACCTGGGCGGCGAGGCCGTTACCGGCCGTCGTGACAGACACCCCGGTCGTCGTTGGATGCCGCGAGCCCGTGACCACGAGCGCCGCCTTCGGGCGTTTCGGTGCTTTGGCCGCCTTGCGCTTGCAGCCAGCGCTGTGCGTGCCGTCCGTGCGCTTGCAGTAGGTGCAATCGGGAGGCACTTGGCCGAACTTCGGACACTTCTTGCTATCCGACCGGTGGCCGGGCTGGCCACAGGCCGTGCATGGGTTCACCTTGCGCGCCACCGCCATCGGAGCCTCCTTCAGTTCAGCTCGTGGTCCTGAATCCGCTGCCGTAGCGCCTCCGTCATGAGCGCGGCCTCGGCGAGCGTGCGGACGTTCAGGTGGAACATCGACATGCGCAGGCGGCTGACCGGATGCAGGATGAGGACCGTCACGCGGTGGACTGGGGTCTCCGGATCGGGGGTGTCCATCGGCGGGCTCCTCGTGCTTCGTGATGCCGTTGCGGTCGAGGCCGTAGGGGTCGGCGGCGACGTCGGCACGCTCCGCCACTTCGCGGGCCTCCTTGAGGGCGGCTGATCCATTCACCAGGTGGGCCGTGGCGAGGTGCGCCGCGAGGACGCCGACCGTGTCCGGATCGAACACGCAGGGCCGCCGCGGGCACTTCATCGCGTCTTATCCCAGCGGGGGCGCAGGACTCTTGGCGCGTGTTTCAGGGTGTGGCTGGAGGTCGAGGACTCTTGCCGGGCAAGCCGCTCGGCAAGTATGCGATTTAGTGCGAGAGCGATCGCGGTAGCTACATAGGGCTGCGGACCCGGCTTATATGGCCTTCTCTGGCGCACTATTCTTCTCGCGGGGTTACAGAGGGGGCAGGGGCAGCAGGGCCATGAGGTGCAGGACCCGGCCCTAGGACTCGTGCGGTTTCCGACTTGCGTCCCAGCAGATCTATCGCCGCCCGTCGCCGCTGGTCGGTGACCTGCGTGTACCCCGCCGTCGTGCTGATGTCGGCGTGGCCCATCAGTTCCTGGACCTGGCGAAGGTCGGCGCCCTCCTCGAGGAGCTCGGTCGCGAATCGATGCCGGAAGCGATGAGGCGTCGTGCGCTCGGCGAGGCCGATACGCCGGCCCCACGCCTTCGTTCGACGCTGAACCATCTTCGAGCTCCACGGCGTACCGTCGGGCTTCGCCAGCAGATACGCCTTGAGTCGCCCTTCGGAGTCCGAGCGCAGATCGCCGGAGGCCAGCAGGTAGTCCCGTAGGTCATGCCAGAGATCGCGGGCGAGCGGGACGACGCGCTCCTTCGAGCCCTTGCCGTGTACGAGGACGGTGCCGTGCGCCTCGTCGACGCCGAGGACGATGTCCTCGATGCGGAGCCCGCAGACTTCGGACACGCGCAGCCCGGCTCGGAATAGCAGCCCGCGGATGACGCGCTCTTTGCCTCTCAGATCGAGCGCCAAGATCTGATCCTGCACGTCGCCGGCAAGCGGGCGCGGGAGCCGCCTGGGTCGCCTCACGCTCGGGACGAGCGGTGATGCGGCGATCACGCGCTCGCGGAGGCACCACTTCGCGAATTGCCGCACGCTCACCATGCGCCGATGCAAGGTCGCCTGCGCCATGCCCTTTGCCTTCCACTTTCGGAACACTGCGATGACGAGTGCGGAGGTGAAATCCGCAAGGTTGTCGGTGTAGTCGACCTTGGCGACGGCGACGAGAAAGGTAAGGTCGCTCCGATACTGCGCGCGGGTCGAGCCGGCGATGACGGGCTCAGACTCTTCGAGGAATTTGGCGACGGCGGTCGAGATCATCATGTGGCGCGCTCCCTGCCGAGGGGTGACTTCCTTGGTGGGGCGCATAGTAGCCGAAGAGCCGGGCATCAGGGATGGCTCACGATTCCGGGATCTCGGGCGCGTCGAGGTCGACGGAATCGTCAGCCCCGGCATAGTGGCAGGGGCACTCACACTCTTCCGGCTCTTCCCATGCCTCTATGCTGTAGCGGATCTCCATGCAGCGAGTCGCCGACACCTCGTACGGACATCCGCAGCGGGTGCCCATCACTTCCCCGCCTCGGCCTCGGGGGCGGTCTTCAGCGCTTGCCACTCTTGGATCACATCGCTCAGAATGCAGTCGGCGTCCCGCTCCTCGTCGACCGGGATCGTGAAGCACGCCCGGGTGTATCGCGGGTGGGTGTGGTGCCAGCAGCCACTAATCAGTCGTTGCAGCGCTTCTCTCGCCTCTTCGTATGTTCGCTGCTTTCTCACCCCTTCCCCTCCCCGCCCGGCTGGCCGTGGGCGCGGGCGCGCTCTCGCGCGACCCGGTGCTTCACTGCTACTGCACAGGCTGGGCAGCCGTCATCTCCAGGGTGAAGGAACAGGAGCATCACGTCGTCCATGTCTCGGATCGCCTTCCGATCCTCCTCCGCCTCGCGCAGCAAGCGCTGGTTCGTGGCGAGGAGGAGATCGTTGTCGCGCTCTAGGTGGGCGATAGTTACACCAACAACCTCTGCCCACGTCTTTTGAACCGCGAGCGGAAGGCCAGAAAACGGCGTATGTTGCTCGCCAGAAAAGAACGTGGCCTCATAGGCGAGTTGGGCCAACGCTTTATGGTTCATCCCTTCTGCTCCTTGGCGATGTCGGCGAGGAGTGTTAACGCAGCGACTTCTTCCGCCGCTAGATGACGCTCCCACGTCTCAATGCTGGCGGTGAAGAGATCATCGGCCATGTCGTAATGCAGAAGATTAGTCAGTGTCTCCACCAACCGCGTGACCTGGGCCTGCCAATACTCGGCAACCTCAATGACTTCGGCGTGCCACGTCTCGCGCGTGTCGATTAACTCTGTCTGATGCGCAGCGACCTGGGCGCGGAGGACGTCGCGCTCTTGCTTTAAATGTCGAATCGTGGTATCGCCTGCCTCGCGACGTCTTACCTCCGTATTCCACATCCCTTCAAAGCACACCAGGCAACCACGACACGGGTCAAGGGGATCGTGACAATCTTCACGCTCTTTCAGCCGCGCGATCTCTTCCTGCGCCTGCGCCAAGGCGCGCTTGGTACAGCGACACCATTCATGAGCCAACATACGGACACCATGATCACGCTCACACTTCTCGTCATGCGCCAGCACCGTCACGCCCTCCACGACGGCCAGTAGCGTAGAACAGCGCGCCAGCCGAGCAGCGTCCGAGCGGTGATGAGCCAGCAGAGTTCGTAGAGCCAGCGCGGCATCTTTCCATGCGCCAGCGTCATGGGCGCACGTGTAGCGCGGTCCCGTGCTCAGGATCGCCACACACCTTACATTGTGCGGCCCAGTAGCCGTCGTAGCGCCCGCAATTCACGTAGTAGGGATCGCGTATAAACCTGTGCTGCAGTTTGTGGATAACATCTAGATTTGCTTTGTGCTTGGCGTCGTCCAGCTTTCGCTTAAATATTGGATTCACGACTGCGGCTCCTGGGGCGAGGCGAGGGCGGCTCGATGATCTGCGAGAACTACCGTACCCTTTTCGCGCCAGCCTCGATATGAAGCGTCCTGCTCATTGAAGTGCCGCATGAGATAGCTAGCGTCCACCAAGATTCGCGTCTCCCTCATCGCGCCCTCTCGATCACCTGGATCAACCGGCGCCCGATGAATTCGGCAACATTGACCGTGACGGCGTTACCCATCGCGCGGTAGCGCGGTGAATCGGGGCAGGTGCATTGTTCGGCCGCGTCCTCGGGATCGCGCGCCCATTCCTCCAGCGGGAGACAGAGACACGTCCAACCATCGGGAAATCCCTGGAGGCGCTCGCACTCAAGCGTGGTCAGGCGACGAACGAGCATCGGCGCACTGACGAGGGTACCGCCCTGATTTGGCGTGAAACCAGCGCCGTCAAGGCACCTGGCCGTATCAGTCGCGATCGCGTTTGCGTGCTTGATATTGGCGTTCTGGCTTTGCACCGACCAAGTCAGCGGTGTCCCGCGCCCCGTCCCATCCTCCGAGGCGTCGTGGCCTTCGCCGGTCAGCGCGTGCGCTAGAATGGCGTGATCGGTGTTTGAGCCAGGTCGCACGTGTTCGCGAAGCGTGCCCACTAGGTTGTCTGGCGAGTACACGACCGCAGGCACCTGATTGGCATGAAGCGTGCCCTCCTCCTCCTTTACTGCCAGCCTTACATCACCGCCCGATTGCCAGGCGAAGCCGAGAACGAGCGGGCGTGTGCAGTCGGAGTCCTGACCCTTTCCTTCGCGCCACTGGAGGGCGTTCACGACGAGGTGCCCTGCCTGCGCCTCGTTGTCATCGGAGCCACCCTCGCCGAGATGCCGGATCGCACCGACGACAACATGACCGGCATCTACGGACTGATTGCCGTTGAATCCAGCAAACCCATGACCGCGCGGAGTATCCAGCGCCGGAAGTGCGCCGACCACGAGGTTCACATCGTCCTCGTTCCGTCGTCCAGGCTCGTTGACGCCAGCGCGGTGAGAGCCTGAAGTAAGGCTAGCGGCAACCCGCGCCCTCTCTTCTGAGCCCGCCTCAGAATCCCCGCCGCAGCCTTCGGTGAGAGCGAGTACCTGGCTGATGGCCTCGTCTGTAGGACCGCAGACAAAGAACACGCGACGGCGCCGCTGGGGGACTCCGAAATAACGGCTGTCCAGAATCCGGTAGCCGACGCAAGGCCAGCACTCCCGTAGTCCCGCGATGACGAGCCCCATGTCGCGTCCCCCGGAGGAGCTAAGGAGCCCTGGACAAGTCGAGCTTGACCGAGCCTGTCGCGCCGTCCTCCGAGCCCGCTGCCGACTCCGGCGAAGAGCGAAAGGAATGTCGGCATCACGCACAATCGCCCCTGTTTATGCGGGTATTAGGGGGCTTGACAAGTGATAACCCAAGCGCTACGCTTACGGCATGGAGGATCAGACCATGAACGCGACCTACGACGTGGCTAGGGCGGCAGGGCAGGATGCCGGGAATGCCCGGATGCGCAAGGCGGGGCGTACCGCATGGAGCCGCGCAGACTACAACGAGTCCGTGCGCGTGTTCGAGCGGCTGTATCAGCCTCGTCCGCGCTTCATCTTCGACCGCGACATGGCGAGCGGCAATGTGATTCTTCGGCGGGTTGAGTGATGGGCAAGAGCCCGCACGCTGCCGTGCTCGGTCGCCGAGGCGGGAAGTCCACGAGCGCGGCCAAGCGCCGAGCCGCCCGTGAGAACGGCAAGAAGGGCGGCAGACCGAAAGGCTGCTAATCCTCATCCCCTACTCCAGCGCCGGCGAGGGGGTCATAGGTTATGCGGGTGCATATACTTATCCCCGCTGAACTGGAATACCGGCGCTCCCGGCGCGTCGCACGCCTCACAGATGGTCCGAAAGCATCCCTGGCAGACATCGCAGTAGGGACACGCCGGGCCCCCGCAGCGCGCGCAGCGCGCCTCTTGAGCGGTGAAGCAGATCGCGCAGACGCGGAGCAGCAGGAAGGGCATCAGCCCGTGCGCTCGATCTTGAAGTGCGTCTCGGTGCGCGAGTGCGCGGCCACCGCCTTGATCGACTTCTCGACCAGGCTGCCGGTGATGATGAAGGGGCCCGCCAGGGCGAACTTCACGCCCTCATGCTTGAGCCGGGCCTTGATCGAACCGTCGACCTCCTCGAACTCCTTCGCGCCGGCGTGGAGCGCCTCGCGCCGCTCGAGCTGCTCGATCAATTCGGGATCCTCGAGAACGGACGCCCCCTCACCGAACGACCGCGGCGGGTAGCAGATCTTCCGGAACCCGCAGCCGCCGCACACGCTTGCGTCATACGGGATCGGCTCCGGGTCTACGCCCTGCTGGATCATCGGGAGCAGCTTCTCCGTCTGCTGCAGGAGCTGCTCCACGTAGGCGTAGTCGAGCTCGTAGGGGATGAGCTTGAGCATCCCGGTCTGCTTGCTGATGAGCACGAAGGCGCCGCGCGGCGTGTCCTCGAGGAAGCAGTAGACCTGGCCCTGGGCGTAATAGCTCCGCGTCCAGTGGCTCGGCGCGCGCCGGAGATCGTCCACCGTCTGGATCCGGTCCCATTGGTAGCCCGACATGCTCTTGGCTTCGAGGACCCACGGGGGCTTATAGCGCGTGCCGCGGAAGCCGATAACCCGGCCGTCCGGACGCCCCGAGATCACCGGGCCCTGGGGTCCCCGCGGCCGGTACTGCTGCGGGCGGTCGGACTCGCGCACGACCTCGAAGCCCATCTGCTCTAGTCGACGCATGACGAGCGGCTGATGCTCGCGGCCGTGATCGAAGATCGCCTGCAGCTCGTGGCCGTGGCGTTCCTGCTCCTGGTGCCGATTGAAGCGCCAGACCACATGGCGCTGGCACGGGTGCCCGAGGATCGAGGGCCAGAAGGCGCGCATCGGCCAGATCGAGATCTCGGACTCGAGCGTCTCGCGCAGGAGGGTCGCGAAGCCCTCAGACGTGACGGCCTGGTCGGCGCTGACCTGGGTGAGGATCTGCTGGCGGTTCCGCTCGGCCGTCACCGCCGCACCGCCAGCTGCTCCTCCTGGAGGATCTCGAGCCCCGGGATCGCGCGCACGCCAGCGCGGATCGCGTCGCGGACCTTCGCCTCGTCCAGGACGAGATACTCGGTCGGCACCGCGTCGAGGTTCACCAGGTGGAACGTCCAGACCTTCTTGACGGTCGATGAGCCCGCGTCCGTCCGGACCGTTTTCGAAGGCAGCACGGCCTCGGCCTGGGCGACCTTGGCGCCGGTCTCACTCGCGACCGCGCGCTCGAGCAGCTCGCCGGCGACAGCCCCCTGCCCCGCCCGTTCGGCCTTCTCGGCTTCCTTCAGGAGCGCCTCGGACCGGATCCGCTCCGCCTCGGCCGCCGCCGCCGCCTCCGCAGCCTTGCGCGTCTGCTCGCGGTTGAAGTCGATCACGCGCCGGCGGAGCGTGCCGTCGGCCTCGACCAGCGGTGCGAGCGCGTCCCGGAAAAGCGCGTTGATCCCCTTGACGAAGTCGTTGTAGGGCCGCACCAGCTTGACCCGCTCCGCCTCCGCCACGCTCTGGATCTGGGCGATGCCGGCCAGCAGGTTCGTCGCCTTCGCCTTGGCGTCCTCGGAATCGACCACCAGCGCGAGGGCGCGATCCCGGAACGCGATCGCGTTTGCACGCGCATTGATGACGGCCGGATGCTCGGTCGGCACGCGGAGCTCGACGGTGCTCACTTCTTCGGCTCGGCGGGCTTGCTGATCAGCTCCCAGGTCTTCTTCAGGACCTCGTCGGTCATGTTCGAGAACTTCATCAGTTCGACGTCGGTGCACTCGCTCATGGCCTTGCGTTCCGTGCCGAGGTCCTTCGTGACCTGGCGCAGGAGCGTGCCCGCCTTGTCGCCGGCGACCTCGATGAGGCGCCGCCAGACGTCGTTGAGCAGCTTGCCGCGCGGGGTCGGCGCATCGGTCGAGACCGGCGCGCCGGCTGCGGGATCCTTGGTCGCCTCCTCGTGGGCGGCGCCCTGGGCCCGCTTCTCCTTCTCGGCGGTGAGGGCGTCGAGCACGCGCTGGTTGGCCTTCTTGTACTGCTCCTTCTTCGGATCGCCGACGTTCTCCGTGTAGGCCTTCACGTACCACTCGAGATCCTTGTCGCCGAGCTCGGCCGGCGTCTTGCCGGCGCTCCGGCCGAAGGCGACCTTGACGTCAGCGCTCCCCATCGTCGCGCCGGCGGAGGTCCCACCCTTGGCGCCGGCGGCATAGCCGACGAACATGCACCGGCTCGTATCGAGACCAGACGCCTTCAGCGTCTCGAGCGGGATCGCGCTCAGCCCAGCCAGTGCCCGCACCGCGCGGCCATGGAGGTTGGCGTAGGCCGACTTCCGAACATCGCTCGGATCGACCTTCTCGTCCTCGTCCAGGCCGCGCGCGAAGAAGTCGTCGCCGCTCCACCGCGATCCGACGGCGCGATCGATGTGCTCGCCGGTGATCTTCGACCAGGCCGGCGCCTCAAGGTGATAGACGAATGACTTGTCCTCGGAGATCTCCTCGCGGCGCTCCGTCACCTTGCCGACCTCGATCCCGAAGATCTTGCCGGCGCGCTCGGCTCCCGAGTCCTGGAGGTAGCCGACCTGCTTGGTGATTTCGCCCGTGCTCCGGTCGGTCGTGGAGTGAATGACCCAATCCGAGGGGTAGGTCTGCTGGATGGCGACCTTCCGCATCCGTTCGAGGACCTGGCTGAGTGCCTCGAGCTTCTGGAGCGCGCTCTCCGGTGTGCCCTCGATCCACTTCTCGAGCATCGAGCCGGTGACGCGCCGGATGGTGAGCTGCTCTTCGTGGGTGACAGGCGGGGTTTCGACCTCAGCCATGGTGCGGGTCTCCTTTTTTGTTTAGCCTGCGATCAGGAGGCAGATCGTGTAGATCGTTCCGGTCGCCGCGAGGGCGATGAAGAGCGCGAGGAGGGCGTCGAGGAGCGAGGTCATCGCTTGAGACCCTCGAACCAAGCCTCACGGAAATCCTTGGCGAAACGCTCCCACGTCCAGCGGTGCGGCGCGTCGTTCAGATGGATCATCGCGCCCCAGAGACTGCCGCCGAAGCCGCAGGTGCATAGCCACCAGCGCTCCGTGTGGAGTCCGGCTGCACGCATCTGGAGATCCCGGCCAGCGACGAGCGCCGCGCACGGTCCTTCGCCCGAGTTGTGGACGCCGCGCCATTGCGCTGTGCCGTCGAGCGCGGCCTGCCGCCACTGCTCCTCGTACTCGGTGATGATCTCGTCGACGTTCATGCTGGCCTCGTGATGATGGTCTTCGCGGAAGGCGGGCTGATGAATTCACGCCCCCCGCATTTCGGACACGAGCCGAGCGGAGAGCTGTTTACGTTCTCGGTGAACATGTAGTCGCAGTCGGCCTCGAAGTCGCAGCCCTCAGTCATGCACGCGTACCTCACCATCACGTGCTCCTTTCGCTTCTCGGTCCATCGGGCCAGCGGCCAGAAGTGAGTCGACGAGCACGGGCAGACCATCACCGACACGTCACGGATCGCGCGGCACTGAAGACAGATGATCGCCCGCGATTCGGGGATCGTGAGGACGGAAGAGGTTGACGGTGGGGGTCATGCCGCCCAGCCGAGAAGGAAGAGGGTCACAGGGAGCACCGGCGTGTGCATCGGAGGCGGTAGGCGGTTAGCTCGCCGAGGCAGTGGGCGCACCGGATGTCGAGCAGCGTCGTGGTCGGGCCGTAGCGGAGGAAGAGGTTGAGCTGGGTCACTGGCCCGTCGCCTTCGCGAGAGGCTCAGGTCGAGGACAGAAGACGCAGATCCGAACGTGACGGTGGAAGCATCCGTGGCAGATCGGACGATTCCTGGCCCACCAGGCGAGCACGAAGGCCGGGCCCCGCCCGCCGCACTGATAACACCGCACAGACCCCGAGCCAGCGGTGAGCATCTGTCAGAACCTCCGGGTTCTCGGAGAACCCCCGAGCATCTGCTGGCCAAACCCGGGAATCCACGCAGAGGCTTCCGCGAGCGTGGGGGCCTGGACGATGCTGAGGGCGTACATGGTGAGCATGCGAACGAAGACGGCAGGCTCGAGGCCACGGCGGCGCGCGCACTCGGTCACGGCATCCCACTCGATCGGCGTGAACCGGATGCTCTTGGGCTCCCGGGACTGCATCGGTGGCGCCGTCGGCTTGCGCTCATGACCGTTGTTGTTCACGACGCCACCGCCTGGCCGTTGGTCAGCACGTCGAACGCGCGCTGGCAGTCCTTGCTCTCGCGTTCGCCGTTCATCCACTTGTAGGCCATGGAGTACGAGACATCGGCGAGGCGGGCGAGATCGCTGTAGACGTGATTGGACGCCGCGAGCTTCCGCTTCCGATGCCGAGCCTTGCGTTCCCGTTCCGCCTGTTCCATTGTGCGAGTGCGAGTGTGGGCCAAGTCTTGCTCCTTTGCAAGACAAATCTTGCGTCAACGCAAGACTGCGAGGTAAAAGGGGATTTTCCGATTTCTCTGCGACCTGGCCGTAATGGAGGAGGCGCGGTTTCGACTCGGGGATGATGAGACGAGGCGTCTTCTGGAGAGTGATGACCCGAGAAATTGGCCGAATCCATACCGCAGCAAGAACAAGCTGCCACCGGCAAAACGCGAAACCCTCCTCAGGGCGCTCGAGGAACATATGACGCCGGAAGAGCAGCAGCGAGCCGAGATTATCGCAACGATCGCAGAGAAGCTGCTACGCGATCCGGCTGTTGTGAAACTGCTCGGACGACGCCGCGCCGCCCGTTGAGAGCGACGAAGGACGCGGCGCCGAGAGACAACGCTCCCCCGCGGGACGCGCGCATAGCGCAGGAGGGCAAGGTGCTGGCGAAACGATATCCGGAAACTCGCCGTCGGAGGACGTGGAAGATGAGCGGCCGGAGCATCTCATGGAAACTTCAGGTCTGGTCAAGGTGGTTCAGGCCGCCCGTGATGCTCATCCTGCTCGGCGCTGCCCCCGCGGTCGCCGCTCCACAGGAAGATCACCGGGCGTACTGTGCGGGCATTTTCCAGAGCTACGAGTCCCAGCTCCGGTGCGTCCAGCGGGAAAAGGCGGCCCGTGATCGCGTGTATCGCCGCGAGGGCTCATTCAATTACCAGATTGAGGCCGCCGTCTGGAATTACTGCGCGGGCGTGTTCGACAGCTGGGAATCAGTCGAGCGGTGCATCGCTCGCGAGGAGCAGGCGAAGCGCCAGCTTCGGTGACCCGTACCCGCTTTTAGGTCGGAGCGCCATCATCTGGCGAGCCGTGGATTCGATCGGGAGCAGCGCCAGAGTTTCGGGGTGCGGCGGAAGAGTCGAAAGGGTGGGTGACGTGAAAGATCGGGCGTTCTGGATACCGTTCCTGTTGGCTCTCGGCGCGTTCATCATCGTTGCGGCGATGCGGATCGACTATGTCATGAACCCGACGCGAGCCGAACCCAAGGCTCTTCCTTCCTGGACAACCGACTGGAGGTTACCTCGATGAGTGCGACGAACATGAAGAAGGTTCCGATCATCAATCAGGCGCTGTGGATAGTGTTCCTGATGCCGATGGCCGCGTTCTTCGGCGTCGCGAGCCTGGCGATTCGGGCGTACTACCTCGTGAGGAAGAAACCACCATATGCATGACATGGCTCTCCGACTGATCCTCGTGCTCGCGGGCCGACGTTACCGCTTCACCCCCAGCCCTGCCGCGATGAGCAGCTCCGCGAGATCTTCATCTCCGCGCGTCGTTTTACCGAGGATGCGCCGCAGTGAATCACGTTCGCAGTACGTGACCGTGAACGGCCCCTTGTCGAGCCATGCCTGCGTGAAGGACTTCGCGGCGTAGTAGGGACCGAGCGTCTCGGCGCGCTTCTCGGGCGTGTTGACGCCGAGCACCCGGATCGTCTCAGGCACCTTGTGCGGCTGCTTGTCGTAGGTCGTGCCGAGGTGGATCGCCAGCAAGGCGTCGATCGTGTCGCCGTCAACCGCCCGGAGCGGCTGGGCGGCGACCGACCAGCAGATGATCCAGCAGAAGAGCGCGGCGATGAAGGCGCGTCTCACGTGTCCCAATGGCTCCCCCCGTAAAATGACACGGCGTTGTAGCGTTGACGTGAGAACACGGGATCGAGCCCCTCCGCTACGCACGCCTCCTCATACACGAGATCCGCGAGGTAGCGCTCGATCGTCTCCCCATCGATCACGTGGAACGCGTACAGATAGTCGTGAACCGTGCCCGCCCGTAGACAATCGACCCCCGTGAAGCTCCGGAGACGGATACCGATGGACTCCCCGTCGTGGACAAAGCCCGCCGGCACCGTGATCTTCCTCCCCGCGACCTCCGACTCATAGACCAGCGGCTCGAGCAGTCGCCAGCACAGCCGCCCGGCTCTCCGTTCCTCCAGGAGCTCGACGCGGTAGGGGGTCAGGAAGGCCATGCTAGAATCTGTGGGCCAATGAAAGAGCACTGCGACGCCGTCCGGGTCATTCGGCGGGCCATCATGGGTGACGAAGAGGTGCTCGTGCTCCAATTCCTCAGCGGCGACATGCCAATATTCGAGTTCGTCTCGCCGACTGCGGTGCCGCCGGATGGATCCTTCACCGTAACCGGCGTCGAGATCACCGTGCCCTTCGCAATCACAAGCGCCTAGCCGTCTACTTCGGCGGCGCCGGCACCGGGAACTTCTCGCTACTCCGCTCGTACTCAAACCCGTCGCCACAGTCCCCCTCGATCGTTCCGCCGTACATCGCCGCGAGGAAGGTAAGCTTGCCCTTCCCCTTGCACTTGACGTGCATGGCCTGGAAGCAGCCGCCGAGCAAGCTTGCAAGCAAGAGAACTAGAAAGATAGAAAGATAGCTACGGCTTCGGCGCATTGATCCCTCCATTCGCGGGCGGTGTGGCCTGCGTCACCACCGCTGCGGCCCGCTGGCCGAACCAGAACATCACGACCGCCATGACGATCCCGACGAACTGGTCAGCGCTGATGTTGATCACGGTGCGAATCCCCATCCAGCAGATCGCCCCGCCGAACATGAAAGTCATCACCGGGCGCGTGAGGCGCTCGATGAGATCCCCGATGGCCTGTGCCGTCTCTTTGGTCATGGCCCCTCCTCCTTCACGCCCTCGGCAACCATGCGGCGATCAGCGGCCACGCCCGCAAGACCGCTCCGCCCACGATCAGCGCGAGCAGTGGGCCGATGAGGGACCACCAAGCCCAAGCAGGGATCACGACGGCAGCTCCACGTGCGGGTAATCCTTCAGCGTTTTCCAATTGCCGCCCCAGATGAGTCCGCGCTGCCCCGCAAGGACACCGACCGGCTCGTACTCGCGGGCATCCCAGGAAATCTTGCCGCCAGGTAGAAGCACCGCGAAGTCAATCGCCTCGGCGGGCTTCTTGTTGTGGCGGCTGACGATCTTCGTGCCATCGCAGTTCGTGACCACCGAGCTCTTCGGGTCGTCATCGAGCACCCAAGAGCCGTCCGCGATCTGACGACGCCCCTTGCGGTAGAGGGCGAACTGCTCCTCCCGCGATCGATGCGTGCACGTGATGATCAGATCATGCTCGGGATGCTCGCGGACATACTCCTCGTGGATCTCCAGCCACGCGGTCGCGAGCCAGGGCGTGCAATCGGTCAGGCGCGTTGAGGGCATCAGCGTAACCCTCGATTTCGTCCGCCACGCGACCGCCACACGAGAATCCAGAACGCGATCGCCGTCAGCACGCGAGCCGGGATCGCACGCAGCCAGCGGTAGATGAGATCCTGCCAGCCGAGGTTGAGGAGCACTTCGCCCAGGACGATCCAGGACCAGACGAGCGCCAGCAAGATCCAGGCGAACCTACTCCAGCCGTGGCGCTGGGTGCAGCGCACGATCGCCGCCACGAGCGCTGCGACGGACGAGAGGAAGAGGATCAGCTCGAGGATGGCCGGGATCATTTCACGCTGCCACGCTGGCGGAGGGAGTCGAGGATCTTCTCCAGCTTGGAGTCGGTCTTTTCCTGATTCTCCTTCTGGCCCTTCTCGAGGCGCTCGACGCCCTTCTCGAGACGTTCGACGTCCTTCTGGATCTGGTCGACCTTGCCCTTGGTTTCTGTGATGGCTTGGCTGGTCTTCTCCCGATCTGCCACTCGCTCCTTACTCTCCTGCGTCACCTGGGTCGTGAGCAGATGCTCGACCCGCGTGATCTCCTTCGCGTTCGTGGTGACGGCCCCACCGAACCAGCCCGCCACGCCGAGGGCAATCGACGCGAGCAGCCCAAGGAGCGCGGTGACGATCTTCCAGGCGCTCGGCATGTCGGTCTTGCGCTGGGGCATCAGACCTCCACGATCGGGACGTCGAGCTCGTGCTCGAACGCGTTATTGCCGGTGGTGGTGACGAGCATCTGGATGCGGTAGGTATCGCCCGGCGTCCCGCCGACCACGCGCTTCTCGACCCGACCCGCCGGATCGACGGATGCTATTCCGCTGAGAAACGTACCGCTGACGTTCAGGCCGTCGTTCGGCACGACCCTCTTCGCCGTGATCGTCGGCGTCCCCGTCAGGGTCTCGCCGGCGTCGAGCTCGTTGGCGAAGTTGATCCAGACCGGATACGTCTCGGCCGGTTGCTTCGGGTCTATTGTTCCGAGCAGCATGGCATCACTCCTTACTCGGGGCGTGGAAGCCCCTCACTCTGGAAGACGCGCTGAAGCCTCTGACGCGCGGCGGTGCATCGAATCCGGCGCCCAGGCCCACCGTGATGAGGCCGCTGGTCGAGAGCGCCGCGTCACTTCCAGAATAGGTGTAGGCCCCGGGGAGTGCGGCGAGGCGGCGGGCGACCCGTGGTGTCATGACCGTGCCGGTGACGGCGTAGGCCCCCGCGGCAGCGGCGAGCCGCCGACCGCGCGTGAGCGTCGCGGCTGAGCCTGAGAGCCCGTACGAGGTTGTCGTCGCCGCGATCTTGCGGGCGGCCCGGAGCGCGGCCGCGGTCCCCGTCACCGAATAGGCCCCAGGATCGGCCGGCATCGGGTGCGCGCCGCCGCCAGTGTGGATGAGGTTGACGCTGGAGCCTGTCAACGCGTAGACGCCGACGTCCCCGAAGACGGTGTGCTCGAAGCTGACCACCGACCCGGTCAGGGCATAACTGCCGGCCCCAGCGGCGAGCGTGAAGGCGCCGCTGCCACTGTGGATCAGATTGACACTGAAGCCGGTGAGCGCGTACGAACCCGGGTTGGCTGGGACGCTATGGACGAGCGTAGCTGCGGTGCCCGTGAGGGCATAGGAACCCGAGCCAGCGGCAAGCGTGAATGCCCCGGCGCCGCCGCGCGTCAGCGTCGCGTCGGTTCCCGCCAGGGCATAGCTGCCCGATGCCGCCGTCATCGGATGCCCGCGCCTCAGGCTGGCGGCCGTGCCGGTCAGGGCGTAGCTCCCGGCGTCCGCAACGATGATGGGGTTGCCCGCGTCGTGCGTCAGGGTCGCCGCGCTTCCCGTCAGTGAATACGCGCCGACACCCGCCGGCATCGGATGGCCGCGAGTCAGAGTCGCCGCAGCTCCCGTCAGCGAATAGGCGCCGGGATCGGATGGGACGCTGTGGATCAAGGTGGCGGCGGTGCCCGTGATCGCATAGGATCCGCCCGCCGCCGCGATCGGATGCCCGCGCGTAAGGGTCGCGGCGGTCCCGGTGACGGCGTAGCCCCCGGCGGGCGCGTCGGCCGCGATCGAGTAGGCGAACGCGATGGTATTCGCGAAGTTGATCCAGGGCCGAAACGTCGTCCCGGTCTCCGTATCGTTGGCCGGCAGGTCTCCACCCGCCGCGCTGCCACCGAAGCGGACGGATCCGTTGTGACCCTGCACTCCTCCCGATGCGACCGGGAGCCCTCCGAGCCCGATCTCGAAGACGAGACGGTCGCCGGCCTCCAGCGTCGCGCTGGTGGTCGTCGCACTCAACGAGCGATTCGCGAGTGAGGTTCCGACCTCGGTGTTGTCCCGGGGGGTAATAGCGAGGATGGTCTCCTTGATCGTCGTCCCCGGCGTGTCGACGACGAAGACCTTGATGGTCAAGAAGAGATTGTTGCCCCCGTTGGCTTCGAGAACCTGAAACTGCGCGGTCAGGGTCTGTGCCGCGATGGTCTGCGCGGCGAGGGGATCGCTGATGTATTGACGGAAGAACGTATCCTGGTCCGCGATGTGATCCGCGGCGTCGGGGGCGAGGAGCTTGGTTGCGAGCGCCGAGGCATCGGCGACGACGGCTGCGCGTCGCCGCTCAGCGGTGGCGTGTTCCCACTCGGCGGAGATCGTTGGGGTGAGCGCACCACCGCCGGTGACGTCGGAGTCGGAGAAGTAGAAGCGGGTCGCCACGTCAGGCTAGACCGCGTGCTCCAGCCACGTGCCCCCCCCGGAGATCGGATTCTCGGTCAGCGTGAACTCCGCCGAATAGATCATCGGGCATGCCGGAGCCAGGTCTTGTCTGTGCTCAGGGCGGGCGGATGATCCACAAACGTCGCTCCGTTCACGGTGAGATCCACGCCGCCCACGAAGTTCGGCTCCGGCGACGTCGTCCCGTCCAGATGCCATCCGAATGTTGCGGAGCCGACAAGGTGGGGCTTCGTCGTCTGGAGGCTGTCGACTTGTCCCTGAGTGAGGAGCACCCCACCGTAGATGGCGACTTCGGCGAGCCGCCCGGCATAGAAGAGGCCGGCGTTGTTCCGCGACATGAAGTTCAGTACGTCGTTCGCGAAGGTGCCAGCGTTGTCTGTCCCGCTTGGGGTCAAAGACTGGCTCACGCCATCGACCCAGATTATCGGGACTTCATTGACAGCCTCAGTGAAGTCAAAGTGAAAGGCGTAGTGATGCCACGCCGTCGCAGAGGGGCGTGAGAACTGTGACCTATTGCCAGCGGTATCACCACGGACCTCGGCCTGGAAGACCCCAGAACTCTCATTGGGATTGATGGCGAAGGTTCCTGGATTCGAGGACACCGGAGACAGCTCCATCATCAGATCATTGTCGTTCGCGAAGCCGTCCGAATAGAACCATACCGAGATACTCAGCTTGGTGAACGCGCTCAGGTTAATGGCGCTGGCCGATTGAAGACTCTGATCGGTGCCGTTGAATTGACGGGCCATTCTCTATTTCCTATGCCGGAGGGCGACCTTGATGCCCCCACCACCCGCGCATCCGCCCTCGACCTCGCAGGCAGGACCGATCCAGAAGTTTCGATTCTCCGGTCTGACGTGCGTCACGAGGAAGTGCGTGTTGTACGAGTCTCCAATAAAATTCGGCTGCACCACCGATGTTTGCGCGTAGAGCGACACCCCGTTCGGTTGGGGAACAAAGCTGATGCCGCCTGGTCGTAGCGTGTTGCCGATGGGCTTAAAGACCGTGTTCGTGCTTCCATCTCCAGGCGAGACCTTGGTCCGACGCATCCGGACGCGGCCCTCGCCGATCGCCGAATAGTCGACACAGATCTCGAAGCGGCAGTAGTTATCTTTGCAGTCGGTCAAGTTGCCGAGGCTTTGGAAGTCATTGGGCGAGTCGAACCATACACCGTCAAAGCGGGTATGCAGATCGCCGCCAACATCTAAAGAAATCTGCGCATTCAGAAAGTCGTTGGTCCCTGACGGAGCCCCACCGATCGTCAGCACCTTCTGCTGCGCTGGTGGATCTGGTGGTTCAGTTGCAAGCGGGGCTTCCTGCGAGGCATCCCACCGGCGATAGGCGCGGGCGCAGTAGGTAACATCTGGAGCCTCCACCATAGCTGGATGAGTGACATGACAGGCCGCCACTCCGATATGGTGCATGACGTAGGAGAGTGTATGTCCGCTGGGCAGTTTCCCCGCTTCCGCGCTTACCGCAAGCGGGGCGAAGAATTGTGAGTTACAGTAGTTTTCTCCATTGAGTGTTGGCCAACATTCGGTGGCGCTTGGGGAGTCGTCAAAGTTAAAGAAACGCTCGCCGCTGGTCGGCCAGTTTGCGCTTCCTCCATCGTGCGTATTGGTATTCAGCGGCTCGCCGCAGAGGCAGCTGGAGCCGAGGGTCGTACAGAGATCCTCGGTGCTGCCACCGGAGCCACCCGCGATGGCATATCGTCGCGGCGACGCGGGATTCAGTCTGCGCTGAATCTTTGAGCAACCACAGCCCGGCGTCTGTCTGAAACCCAAACGATAGGCCAAGCGGGCAACCGCGTCACCCACCCCATCCCCGATGGTGTAGGACGGCACCCACAACCCGTTCGCATGGACGTAGCGCGTGCCGATCATGGGGCCTCGACGGCAGGTCCGGTCATGGGCATGTCGTCGTCATCGCTGGCGTCCGCACCGTTCCTGTCGGCATGGCGACATCGGCCGCCACCTGGTACGTCCCGAGGCCCCACTCCCGCGAGAAGACGAACGGGGCGCTCTGATCCGCCTTGCCGCTGGCGATGCCGTCCCGGAGCAGCCGGACGCTCGACGCGCCAGGAGCATTGACGGTGAATACGAACCGGCACCCGGTCGAGACGCTCGTGATCGTCGGACCAGCGGGAGGCGGCGCGACGGCCGTGAAGGTCGCGATGCAGGTCTTGTTCGCATCCAGCGTGACGGTCAGGTCCACACAGTCGGGATCACCGGACAGGCCGGCGAACGTCGAGCCGGCTTGCGGCGTTGCCATGAGCGTGACGACCGTGCCATCCGCGTAGGTACCAGCGCCCGTCGTCGTTCCCAGTCCGGTCCCTGACTGCGTGACCGTCAGCGTTCGCTGGACGATCGGAGGCGGAGTAACACCGCCGCACCCGCCCTCCACTTCACAGGCGGGGCCGATCCAGAACGCGCGGTTTTCTGGCCGGACGTGGCTGACGAGAAAATGCGTGTTGTACGAGTTCGCGATGATGTTCTGCGCGTAGAGCGACACCCCGCCGGGCACCCACGTCAGGTCAATGCCGGTGGGGCGCCGCACGTTGCCGACTGGCTTGACAACCGTCTTCGTGGTCCCGTCTCCCGGCGAGACCTTGGTCCGGCTCAGCCTCACGCGGCCTTCCCCGATCGAGGAGTAATCGACGCAGATCTCGAAGCGGCAGTAGTTCCCGATGCAGTCCGTCATAGTGCCGAGGCTTGAGAAGTCTACCGGGGCATCGAACAGATTGCCGTCGAAGCGCGTGTGCAGGTTGCCGCCGCTGTCCAGGGAGATCTGCGCATTCAGGTAATCGTTCGTCCCTGCTGGCGCCCCACCGATCGTCAGCACCTTCTGCTGCTGGAGCAAGGATGGATCGCCGGGCACTTGCGATGTCGCATCCCACCGGCGATAGGCGCGGGCGCAGTAGGTGACGTCTGGAGCCTCGACGATGGGCGGGTGTGAAAGATGGCAGATGCCAGCGCCGACGTGATGCAGGACCGACGACAGCGCGTGACCGGCCGGGAGCTTGCCCACTTCCGACGCGGCCGGGGTCGGGGCGAAGAGTTGTGACGCGCAATAGTTTTCGGCACCACGCGTCGCCCCGCATTCGCTGGCGCTCGGGGAGTCATCGAGGTTGAACGCCCCCGGCGTGGTCCAGGTCGCATTCCCCCCGTCATGCGTGCTCGTATTCATCGGCTCGCCGCAGAGGCAGTTGGCGCCGAGGGAGGTACAGCGCGCCTCTGTCCCCGCCCAGGCCGGACCACAGAGCACGCCGAACGAGAGTACGGCCGCCGCGACGAGGACAAGCGCTCGGATCATGAGTCCCTCCTTCACAGGTCGAGATAGCGAACGTGGGGGCCCGGTGGCGCCGCCGGCGGTCGACGCGGCAGCGCGGACGATCCGAGAGGATGGATCTGCCCGCCATAGCCTCCGGGCTCCGCGGTCATCCGGATGCGGCGCCGCTGTCCGGCCTGATGCGTGATGTTGGGCGCGTGGAGCTGCGCGAAGATCCGCCCGGGCTGGGCCTTCATCCGGATGTGGCGACTCTTACAAATGCGGCAGCGGCGCACGGTCACGTGGCCTTCCTGCGCTTCCGCAATGAAGAGATTCTCTTCTTTCAGGCAGCACGTATTGATGGCGCCCTCGGCCAGGCGGTCGGCGAGGGGCTTGAGGGGCCTCATGCGGCGGCTGCCTTTCGGCGGGCGCGCCAGACGCGCATGCTGCACGAGTTGCAGAGACCCCTGGAAGACCGCAGCCGATCGGGATGACATGTCGACATCCAGCGTTCGCCACGAGGGGCACGCGGGAAGTTGCGTGCGGCTTTCCAGAAAGCGATTATCTGGCGGATCTTGCTCCGCCGGCGCATGCCCATGTCTAAATAGAGCGTCATCATCCAGCCGATTGCTTGGGCACCGTAGACACGACAGCCATGGATCGTCTTGTAGCCGGCCTTGGCTCTAGGCTTCCACGGCTTGCGCAGGGTAACTCCGAAGAGCGTTGCGACCCGATGGACAACGTCCGCATCGCTCATCTGCAATGCAATGCTCGGCGTTCCATTCGTCCACATGAACGCCGCTTCGCCTTCGAGCAGTCCCGCAAGCCAGCGGATGTCTCCACTCGTCAGTTTGTGACGCTATGCGAGAGTTGCCACGGAAGTTCCGAAGTCGACAGTGAACGTCTCGGTGTTTCCAAGGGTTAGCGCCGAGCCGTAGTCCCACCAGGCCACGAGCGGATCCGCCGGTGAGGTCTGCGTGTCGTTGTAGAGCACGACGTATTGGAAGGCGACCCAATCCGCCGCGCCCGCGGTCCACACGACGTCGACGCCGGTCAGCGTCGCGGTGCCGGTGGTCTCGGTCCAACCGTTCTGGATGTCCGTCCCGCCGGCGGTGTAACCCGTGCCACCCGCGAACTCGGCCAGGTCGGCCTTCACGGCGTCCGCCGAGGCCGAGGGCACCGCGTTGCTCAGGTAGACCTTGAGCACGTGGCCGGCCGCGGAGAGGTCGTGCTTGCCGAGCCCGAGCTGCTCTACGAAGTCCTGGAACTTGTTGTACGTCGCCATCGTCGTCCCCTTTCGCCCGCCCAAAGAAAAGGCGGATTCTCTTGGCTGGTCGACCAGAAGAACCCGCCTCGTCTCGGCTTTCGCCCTCGGCAGTGATCAGCTGTCGAGTGGGCGTGCGAATCGCAGCTCTACTCTGTTGGCTTCATGCCCCCGCCTCGATCATGCGCAGCCGGATGCGCCCCGTGTGCTCATCGCTGATCATGTTCGTCTTGCCGGTAATCCGGAAGACGAGACCCGCCCCGCCGTGCGCCTCGAGAATCGGGTGGTTCGCGAACGACACGTAATCGATCGGCTCCATCTCGATCACGTTCCACCAGGCGATCGCGTCGGCTAGGAATCTCTGGCGTTTCCAGCGCGAGAGCCAGAAGGCGCCGAGGGCCGCCGCGGTCGCCTCGTCCTGGACGAGATCAAGGAAGAGATCGCCGTGGAAGGCCTCGCCGAGGCCGGGCTGCGTCAGGTCCTCGTGCGGGACGGCCCGCCGGTACGCATTCGTCGTGTAGTCGAACTGGCTTGACGCGAGCAGGCTGTTCTTGATGTCGATCCGCGGAGTCCGCGTAATGACGGCCGGACTGGCAACCGACACGCCGCTCAGATAGTCGAGTGTCTTCTGAGCGATCGGCGCATCAGGGAGGAACTGGAACTGCCAGATGCCGGCGCTCAGAAAGAAGACCGATCTCGCCTGCTCTCCGAACCGACGCCGGAACTTCGAGAATTCCTCGGCGTCCATCAAGAAGCCCCACGTGTAGCCGCCAGCCAGAAGCGACGCGCGGGTAGCCGCGAAGGAGGCCCCGAGGTCGCTGGCGACCACGCCGGGCCAGAGCTTCAGCAGGGCGAATTTCACGACGTCCGCAGGATTCTCCAGGAGCAGAGACGGCGTCCCGCTGATCGTGCCGCTCGCGTCGTCCTGGATTCCCTCGACATCACACGTCACCTCACCGATGACGATGGCCGCCGTCGAGTCACCCCCGAGCCCGCTCGCGGTCCCGATCCATTGGATCGTGGCGACGCTCAGCTCGTAGAGCGTGATCTTCCACTGGAACCGGAAGTTATCGGCATCGCCAGAGAGATGCAGGCGGAATTCCTCATTGGCGACGGTGCCGTTCGTGTCGTATTCGTAGGTGGCCGTGGCCGCGAAGTCGAGCGTCGGGCCCGTGTTGTCGAGCTGGAGTTGGACCAGCTGCAGGGTCGCGGGATCGACGCGGCTAATCGTGTTGTTGCCGGACAGCGAGAACGTGCCGCTCACATTCGTGAAAGTGATCGTCGCTTTCCGGTGCACCGTCCCGATCACGGTGTACGGGACCGGGATGCTCTGGAGCGTCACGGTCATAGAGCGATCCCACGTGTTGTTCCCGACACTATCGATCGTCTCGTCGGTGACCAGCGGGATGTTCGTCGCCAGCGGCAGGGCAGCCGGCAGCGGGACCGCATGGAAGGTTCGCACATCGGAGACCGGGAAGCTGATCATGGCGAATCGCTTGCCGGTCACCACGTCCGACGCGTCGAGCTGAATCGTCACGATTGACGACGGGATGTCCTGGACCTTGACGTTGGTGATCGCCTTGATGATGAATCCGATGAGCCCCTCGCCGACGGCGTAGCGGTAAGCCAGAGAGCCCGACCTGGCCTCGAAGACAGTCGAACGGTCGTCGTGCGCCGCAGCGGTCGTGCTGTTCACTCCACGCGTCACGCCCAGAAGCTGCGTCGCGTTCTTGGACGTCCAGGTGAATTGTTCGCTGTTGAACTGTCCCGTGGCCGAGGCCGGGAAGTCCGTGGCGTCGAGTAGGGTGATTGTCGTCTGGGATGACGTCACGGCCCCGTTGAGTTGGCTCACGGCACCATCGACGACAGGAATGGCCGGGACATTCGTGATCTTGCCGAAGGGCCGGCGGATACTCTGGCCGATCCGCGACTTCCCGCAGGTGGGGAACTCGGCCCGTGTGATCCTGGTGACCTTCGTGCTGTTCTCGATCACAAGGCTCTGATCGCTCATGCGCAGCTGCAGGACATCCTCGCCGATCTCCTGGGGGTCTTCGAGGAAGAAGACGCCGAGCCTGAGCAGGTCGCTCCCGCCAGCAAAGAGCTGGGAGATGGTGACTTTTGCGAACGCCCACTCATAGGCGTTGCTCGTGTTGCCGGGCGTCCGGATCAGGTCAGAGAGCCGCGAGCGCCCCTCGATCGGCTTCGTGTTGATGAGGGCCAACCCATCGACCACCGCCGGGCTTCCGTCCACGTCCAGCGTATTCAGCACGGCCTCGAGGTCGCCCCAGCGTTCGACCATGTGGAGCCATTCCCGGCCGACAGCCGTGATGTGCCGGTCGGACAGATAGAGCGTCTTCGCGGATGGTGCCGAGAACTCCATCGTCATCAAGTAGATCGTCTCGGCGTGGGGACGATCAGCCGCGAGTGTCTGCGCGGCGGTGAGGGTCAACATCGCTAAAGCGCCTCTACCAGGGTGAGGCGCGCGCTGTTCAACACTCCGCTGAGCGTGTCCCCGGCGAGCTCGGCATCGGTGATCTCCATCCAGCGAGCGACCCCGAACGGATCGCGCACGACGATCTTCTTCGATCCCTCCGCGCTCTCCGCGTAGGAAGTATCGAGCGCCACCTGGTCGGTCGCGACGGTAATGGCGTTCCAGGCATAGTCGAACCTCACCCGCGAGGCGCCGCGCTTTACGGACCAGGTGTAGCCGGCGGGGCTCTCATCGCGCACCACGTTCCCGGCGATCGCGCGGCCACTGACCCCGGCCGTCGGACTCCTGAGCACTTGCGGCACGCCGAGGAAGAGTTCGCCAATGCGCGGCTCCGGGCCGCCGATAGGGATGCGGATGTTGAACCGCTTAAAGGTGACCGGAGAACCGAAGGTCAACAGAAATGGGTCCTCTGTGACCAACGCCGTCGCGAATGGCGCCCCGAACGCCTCAGTATCGCTACCGGCGACTTCGATGCTGACCATGACGTTGTGATTCACCAACGCAATAGCATTAACTGTTATCCCAAACGGTAGAGCGACCCTGATATCATGCGTGCCCGTGCCAGCGCCGCTCCATTGGGGCCCGCGATCGCGATCCTTTAATCTCTCCAGAAGAGGCGTCGTGGGCGAGGAGGTCAAGGCACCAGTCTCAAGAACGTTGTTGGCAAAGAGTAGGGTGGTGCCAGGATGGACTGCGTCACCGCCGTAGCCGCCTTCACCGTAACCGCCCTGGCCGTAGCCGCTCATATCTCCCGGATGCAGTCCAAGCCGAAGCGTTCATTTACGATCCGTAAGAGCTGTTCGACATCTATTCTGAGATGCCGCCCTGTCTTGCCATCGACGGAATCGAAGATCCATCGCCCCTGACGATCGTGTGGCGACAGCAACGTCGCGTTGCCGGCGGCATCCATGACCCTCAACTCACCCGAGGTAGAATAGAGAGAAATGCCGCCCGCAAGGGCCCCAACGGGGGCGGTGCCATCGAAGATGTCGAGATGGCTTGTCCCTTCTGTCGTCGCGCGGCGTGCAGAGCCTGAGATCTTCAGGACTGCGGCAACCGTCATCTGGAGCTTCCCAAAGCTATCGAGATAACTCAGCGTAGAGCCGGTCTCAATCGCGGGCTCGCCGGACGCCTGATCGGTGTTGTAACCGTAGAGCCAATTGTCCCGCGACGGACTGGTGTCGCTTGGTGTCCCGCGCGCAAGAACCCCACCGGCCCCAGCCGAGCAATTAAAGAACTGATTGTTTCGTGCGACCCGAACAGAAGTAGAGCCGGCTTTCAGTTCAATCCCCTTGCCAATGCCGGCAGCTACACGATCGGCGTGGAAATTAATAAATGTATTCGCGTCGGCGTTTCCAAGTTGCAATGCCGAAGCGTCCTTCGCGACGAGATACACGTTATGAAACATATTGCTCGTCGTATTCGGGTCGCCGGTCCCATCGAGGCGTATTCCGATGCCTGAGGTGGCGTTGATGTTGCGCGCGATGATATTCGAGAAGACATTGCGGCTGGTGGTCGTCACCTCGCCCAGGGGCGTCACGACGTTCGTATCGAGGCAGGCCGTCGTACACTCAGTGATCCAGATATTCTCAAAGCAGCCATATTGGCACGAGAGAAGCTGGAGACCGATTGCGGCTACATTGTTGCCATCGATGGACAGATCGCGAAGGCCCGGTCGCTTCAGCGCTGGATTCCCTGCACCGGTCGCGGGCGCAAATTTCAGCACTGTCCCACCAGCACTCCCGCCCCATTTCAGGACAGCACCCGGCATGGGCGAGACGGTGACATCGACAATACCGTAGGACGCTGCCCCGAGAAGCATCGTTGATGGTGATGCGACCGTGAGAACGCTCGTGATCTTATAGGCGCCAACCGGGAAGAATACCCGGCCACCAAGTGACCCCACCGCGTTGAGGATCGCCTGAATCGCGGAGGTATCATCGGTCGTGCCGTCGCCAACGGCGGCCGTGAGGCCTCCGCCTGGGTTTTTAACGTTGATGTGGCCGAACGATCCATAGGCCGCATCGAGTTTATCGAAATTGTTGTTTAGCAGTGTGTGCCAGTTCGGATCCCCGAGGGCTTGCTTATTTAAGACTAGAAGCGGCGTCGTCGTCACAGCCCCAGCGCCTTTCTCATGGCCGCGACCTGCTTGATGCGCTGGCCGCGGGCGATCGCTTCGGCTTCGGTGGTGTCGGAGCCCTGGCCACGCTCCCCGCTGACGATGATGCGGAGCGGCGCGTCCGAGACGGCGTCGAGCGCCGCGGCGAAGTCCTTCATCTGCGCCGTGAGCTGACCGAACGAGTCGATGAGCGCCATCAGACCCCTCCCCTGTCGGCCCGTAGGAACATGGCGCGCCACACCCAGAGCGGCAACACGAACGTTTGAGCGCGCGGATCGTCAAGGGCCACCCGGGCCTCCTGAAACGGCTCGGCGCGGAACATCCTTGAGCGGAGGTCTGGACGCACGATCTGGGCGGGCGCCGCGACGAATGTGCCGAGGCGCGGATCGCCTGCCATCGCCCGGAACATCTGTGCACGGAAGTCCGGCGTGATCCGGCCGCGGAAGTCGCTCGTGTCGCCCGGCGTCAGGATATCGGCAACTCGCCGGGTACTGCGCCGGACGCCGTCAGCCCCGACTGCGGCCTGCTCGATCGTGAACGACAGTGCGAGGAGCGATTCGGTCAGCGTCATGGGTTGCCGCCCACACCCGCACCGACGACGGCGGTGAGCAGGAGCGCCTCGAACCGCGCACGCGCGAACGCCTGGGCGAGCGCGTCGACGCTGCCCGTGACCGTCACGAGCGCGCCCTCGGCGGCCGCTGCAGTCCCCGGGATGGTGTCGAGGGAGGCCGAGAACCTCGTCACCTCGACACCGGCTTCGGTCAGCTTCACGGCGCCCTCGGTCACGCCGGCCAGGCTCCGGGCAATAGCATCCTGCCCGCGCGCGAAGTCGCCGAAGTCGATCGCGGCCAGCTCCGTCCGGATCGCCTGGAGTACAGCCGGCTCGCTGGCGAACTGCTCGCGGACGTTCGCGATCTTGAGCGAGAGCGCGTCCTGAGCCTTGCCGATCAGGTCGAAGATGTCTCGAAGCGGCACGCCTCGCTTGGCGAGGTCCTGGATGACAACGCCGAACTGAGCAGCCTCCGTCTTGACCTTGTCGATCTCGGCAAAGCCGGCGAGCAGGTTCGTGTCGCCGATCCCGATGCTCTTCGCGAGCTGGGCCGCCTGGGCATTCGTCATGCTCTGCTTGGCTTTGTCCGCGGCCGTCGTGACATCCTCGAACGCCTGACCGAGCGAGCGGATGACCTCGGCTTGGCCCGGCACCGCCCTGGCGAGCTTGTCGACCTCGTCGCGGAACTTCACGATCGACTGCGCCGTCTTGTCGGGGATCGCGGCGTCGATCACCTTCTGGCGGAGCTGGTCGATCTTCGCCAGGTTCTCGGCACTCACGATGGCGCCTGCTGGGAGCAACGCTGGCCGGTCCGCAAGCTGCCTGAGCTTGCCCGACGCATCGGCGATCTGCTGCTGGATCCTGGCGATCCGCTGCTCGAGCGCCGGGAGGGCAGACGAACCCTCCGGGAACACCGCCCGGCGGCGCTCCAGGTCATCGAGGCTCTGTCGGAGCGTCCACAGTTCGCCGAGTACCCGGACGGCCTCCTTCGACTCCACGACCGAGAAGCCCTGGAAGATCTTCCCGACCCCGACGGCGACGTCGGCGAGCGTGACAATGAGCGCCTTGAGCGGGCCCTGGATGGCGACGACGGCGCGCGTGAGGTTCGAGGAGATCACCGCCTCGAGCGCCTCCATCTGGTCGTGGAGATCGCGCGCCTTGTTGATCGCCCCCTCGTCGAGGACGACGCCGAGCCGGCGCGCCTCTTCGCCGAACTTCGCCAGACCGCCGGCCCCCTCGGCGAGTAGGGGCACGAGTCGCGCGCCCTCACGCCCGAACGCGGCCACCGCGAGCCTGATCCGTTCGGCCGGGCTCTCGGTCGCCTTGATCTTGTCGGCGAACTGGTCGAGCACGTCACCGGCGTCCCGGACCCGCCCAGCGGAGTCATGCACGTTGATGCCGAGATCCTGGAAGAGCTGGATGGAGGCCGTGTTGCCCGATGCCGCCTCGCCGATTTGACGATTGAGCCTGGCGAGGCTTTTCTCGAGCGATTCTATGCCGACGCCGGATGTGCGCCCCGCGAACTGGAGTTCCTGGAGTCGCTCGACGCCGATGCCGAGCTCGGTCGACATGTTCCGGAGCGCCTCGCCGCTGGCTGCGACGCGTTCGATCAGGAACGAGAACGCGCCGATGCCGGCGCCAGCCGCGAGCGCCGCGAACGGATTGGCCAGGAGCGTGAACGCCCCGGAGATCCGCCTCACGGCGTTCTGGGCGATGTCGACGCTCTGGTCGAGCCCGGTCCGCAGCCTCGTCAGGTCGACGATCATCCCGAAGACGACGGAGGCGCCGCCGGGCGGGGTGATAGACATCAGGAGCTACCGGCGCGGTGAAGACGTGCGTGGGCCATGAAGAACGCGTCCATCTCGCCTTCAGTCATGAGTCGAGGACTCGTGGATAGGGCAGGGCCAGACGGCTCAGCGGGCGCCGTCACCAGACCGGCAGCTTCAGCGGCGAGTTCTTGCGCGGCATGGAAATAGGCGCGCCAGCCGAGGAGGTCGCGACTGGTCATGCCCTTGGCCATCTCGTGCACGTCCACCCTCCCTGCTTCCAACGCCAGCCGATGCAGCAGGAGAAGGTTCGGCTGGCCCTTCAGTTTTTTGTCGCGGTCTCGACGGATGTCTCGGTCAGCCCGTTGAGCTCGGCAGCGGCTTGATAGACGCGGGCGATCCACTGCCAGTTCTTCGTGTTGAGCCACGCCGCGTCCTCGTCGCCGAAGAGCCGACCGCCCGTATTCGGATCGACCGCAGCGCGGGCGACCAGCAGGCCGGGGTACTCTTCGCGAGGGACATCCTTGCGCGCGGCGTCCCAGGAGAGTAGGAGCGGTGCGCTCATGACACCCACGCGGACCATACAATCGGGCCCGAGCTCCGGCACCGGAACGTCCTTCCATGGCCGATCGTCGGCCTTCTCGATTTCGTCCCTGGTCGGGTATTTCTTGTCGTCCATGTGATCTCCGCTAGAAGCGCACGGGCGCGCCGGTGATCCTCAGCTTCATGTCCGCGCTGACTGTCTGCCCTTGCGCGGCGCTGCCCGGGAGGCCCTTGACGGTGGCCGAGAACCGCCAGCCGCGGTTGTTGACGTAGGTCACCTCGAGCTCCTGCACCACCCCGGACAGCCATGCATCGGCGAGGTACTGGTGGACGGTGTTGTCGAGGTTGAGATCCATCGCCACGCTCGCGTCGCCGGGGTCCGTCAGGTCGGTCAGGAAATGCTTGGCCTGCGTCTCATCGAGGGGCGTCACCTCGATATCGGCGCCCTCGCCTCCGGGGCCGGTGAAACCGCGCGCGCTCGGGATCAGCGTGTAGGCGCCGGTGATCTTGATCTTGACCAGCGTCCCCGCCGAGCGAATCGCTACATTCGTCGCCATGGATCAGCCCTCCTGGCCCTACGCGCTGGTCCCGCCGATGAGGATGTCTGGCGTCACGCTTCCGGCCGCCGTGTTCACGATGTCGATCAGGTCAGCCGTGGCCGCCGTGACCGGAATCCCCGCGAGCGTCGGCCAGAACTTCAGCGCCAGGCCACCCAGATGAATCGGCTCGCCGTCGCCAGCCGCGAGGTAGATCGGCACACCGTTCGCGGCCGGCCGCACGAGGTTGATGGTGTTCGGCCCGAGTTCGTTGACGATCAGGATGTATTTGAGCTTGACCATCGCCACGGCATCGCCGAACGGGTCGAGGAGGCCGCCACCCGTTGCGACGTCGAGCGTGAGCGTGGCGCTGCCCGCAATCGTGGGCTTCGAGTAGTAGAGCCGGTCGGCTTGATTCAGGCCCGTCCCGGTGAGGAGCGTCAACGTCTTGCTGATCTCTGGCCGTAGCGGAAAGGTAAACGCACCGACGAGCTTGGTCAGTTCCGGCGTCAGCCTCACCACCAGATCGCTTTTCAGCGGCATCGCTCAGCCTCCCCTACTTCACTTCGCGTGCGAGGAATTCGACCTCGTGCGTGAGATTCTTGCGCAATAGGTCCGCGGCCAGCGCTGCGCGTGCCGCGCTGATGCGAGCGGCCGTGAAGACGTGTGGCAGCGATGGCCCGAATAGCTCGTCGATCGGCAGGCGGCGCTTGTCGCGACGCCGGAAGACGCCGATGTGTCGACTTCGCATCGTCGCGATGAAGGCGCCGGGCGCGACGGTACGCCCGCGGCCGAGGTCGTAGCTCACGCCGGCCCTGGTCGGGCGCGCCCGGAAGGCGTGGAGGGCGAGGCGCCGGCCGGTCACGATGAGCCGCGCCCTGAGGGTCTGGCGCGTCGCGCGCTCGAGAGTCATGCCCTTGCGCACGTCCTTTTGGGCGAGCTTGAGATCCGAGGCGATGTCACGAACGGCAGCCGTCTGGACCGACGCGATGGACCTGTTCAGAGCCCGAGCCGCCGCGAGGGGCGCCTTGTCGCCGATCGCCAGGAGCTGGCGGCGCATGCCGCTGATATCGACCGTGACGGTAATGGCCATCAGCTGATGGCCTCGGATAGCCTGCCGATCGCCTCGAAGCGCTTCACTTCGTCGACCAGGCCGGTGATTTCTATGACGGCCGGACGTATTCCGAGAACAACGTTGCTCGGCCGTCCAGCGACGTGACTGACGACAACGGATAGCAGGTGCTCTATCTCGACGTCATCGATCCAGACGCGCGTCCCGGCGAGTCGCCCAACCTCAATGCGGATCTTCGCGCCCCTCTTCTCGCTCACGGCTGGCCGTACCCTTCGCGGTAGCGAACGGCTAGGGGGACCGAGCAGCCGACAGCCTTGCCGCCTTCCTCGACGTCGTTCACGACCTCGGCACCGGCGTCTTCGAGTTCGATGACAAAACCCCCGAGACCGAGCACCACGTCCTCGGGACGGAAGACCGCGCGCTTGATGTCAGCCACGAGGTCCTCGATCTTGGCCGGATCCGTAGGATCCTCATCCATCAGGCCAGACACCGCCAGGACCCAGCGGCGAGTCGACTCGAGCTCGAGGTTTACGTCTTGAACCACCGAAGCACCCGAGACAAGCGCGAGGCTCGGCTTCGGGTCATCGCCCGAGGACGCCGTCTTACCGTAGGTCACGTGGAGTCCGGCGTCGGTGTTGTAGCCCGAGGCGACCTTGATCTCGGCCAAGCGCGCGGTGAGGGCTAGGAGAATCTGCTTCCGCTTCGAGGCCATCAGTGCCTCTTCATACCCCAACCCATACGATCTGTGCCCCGCTCGCCACCGCGAGCGACTGGCTCACCGTGAGCGATTCGCCCGCGACAGTTTCGATCCATCCATGTGGGTTGTAGGGCCATACGACATCGTCGTTGATCCCGAGGGAATAGGAGGCGCTGATGTTGTTATTGGGATTGCTCTTGAACTGCACTGCTACGGCGAGCGCCGACCGATAGAAGAGTGCGAGCACACGAATCTTGAGGCCCGCCTGGACCGGAACGAGCTCCGTATTGCCGATCGCCGTGACATCCTTCAGCGTCCGGTTGATGGCTCGGATGATCCCGTTCTCATCGGTCAGGAACCCGCTGGCATGGACAATCGGCCGCGCGAACACTTGGCCCTCGAATATCCCATTGAGGACTGGGATCGTCATCAGGCCGGCCTCACCACGGCGCGGACGACCTCGCCGTCCTCAGTGAGGATCGTGTCGAGCGTATAGCGCTCGAGCGGGCCGACCTTGATCAACGTGCCGCGGGGCGCGCTCGGGACCTCCGAGCGGCGGAAGCAGATGATCTTCCTGGTCTCGTTCTGGGCCAGCTCGGCACCAGGCGGGAACTCAGCGTTGGTCGAGCCGAAGATGACGGTGGCGGGATGCTGGTACGAACCCGGCGGCGTCATCGTGACGGCGACACCGCCGAGCCAGGGGTCGGCGAAGATGACTGGATCGATCAGGGCGCGCGGATCGGCCATGCATGCCTGGCGCCGGCTTACGCCAGGGCCGCTCCGAGGTTCACGCCGCGGAGGATCACCTTGCCGGTCGCCGTCGGGTTGGCGGCGGCGGCGGCAGCGACTCCCGCCAGAAAGTTTCCGGTCGTGACCGTCGTGAACCGCTTGTTGGTGTCATCCCAGTTCACCTGCTGCCCTTCGGTCCACGCCTGAGCCGACAGCTTGGCGTGGTCGACGACGCCGATGCGCACGCCGGTGAACTTGGCGCCGCTGAGCACGGTCACGGTCGGGATGACGAGGATGTCCCCGATCTTCACGCCGGTGCCAGACGTCACGTTGGCTGGTGCCGTGAATTCGACGATCTCTCCGGGCTGCACGAAATTCTTCATCGCGTGTTCTCCTTGCCGTCAGGCGCCGGGCTTAGGCTCCCGGATTCTTGTACAGGCCCCGCCAGTCGATCACCTTCGCCGCGACGTCGTGGCGACACTTGACCTCGATGCCGTCGACCTTGAAGCCGATCTGCGACTCGACCATGGGCCCATCGCCACCAGCGAGGAAGCCGAGCTCGATGACGTCGACCTGAGCAATCGGGGCGGCCAGATACCACGAGACCACGCTCGCCGCGTCGAGCCGGGGCTCCGCGATGACGGTCAGTTTCCCGGCGAACGGGTTCACGTTGCTGGACTGGGTGGCGAGCAGGTTCGTGCTGACGAACTGATTCGCGATGGTCTCCTTGGCCTTCGGCACGATCAGATAGGCCGGGGTGAGATTCAGGAACTCCACACCCGCGAGGCCCTTCTGGAGGCCCATCGCGGCCCACGCAGCGCCGATCGACGCCAGGGCGATCGCGTCGCTCGTGGCCGAGAGGTTCGCGTGCGTGGCGTGGAACAACGCCACGCCGTCGCCCATGTTCGGATTGCTGGTGATCTGGACCCAGACGAGCTCAGACTCCTTCTGCCGCGCCGACCGTCCGAACTTCACCGCGAGGCTCGTGAAGGCGTCCAGGTCGTCGTTGACCATCGCCTGGCGTGTAATGCCGAACGTCTTGCCGTAGGTCGCGAGCTGGTACTGCTCCTTCGCATCGCCCATCGTCCCCGAGGTGAATTCACCGTTCTCGTTGACGAGGTCCAGCGCGGGCGCCTCGGAGATCTGCGTGCGCTTGACTGGTTTGAAGTCGGTCAGCTCCTTGCGAGAGGTGATCGGCCCGAACGTCTGCGGCGCCTCGTCGTAGGCGCGCCGGAGCGTCTTGCCCATCACGTCCGCGAGCAGATTGGCGAAGTCCGAGGTCGTGTGGAGCCCCTGCCGCATGTTGAGGCCGAGCGCCAGGCCCGCGATGTCGAGCGTAGACATCGTGGTCGTCCTCACGCCGCAGGACTGGAGCCAGCACTCGGCCAGCCCGATCATCCGCCGGTTCGCGTAGAGCTTGCCGAGGGCGTCGAGCGGGAACCACTCCGGCTTCACGCGGTGGAGCAGGGCGTTCTCGATGCCCGCCCGAACGTGCGAGTTCTGATCGCGGACGATCTGGATGCCGGTCGCTCCTACTCCTGGGCCGACATCGGCCTGCCCGCGGCGAGACATTTCCTCGATCACGGCGGCCTGCGCGTCCTGCAGGCTGACGCCCCGGGCGATGAAGTCCGTCGCCATCTGCACCGCCAGGCCGACGCTCGTGACGGCGCGCAGGATACCCTCGGAGCGCGCGCGCTCATCTGCGGCGCCCGACTGCCGCTCGGTCTGCCCCACAGCGCGCTCGGCCGGCGTGGTCGCGGGGGCGGTCGGGGCACCGGGGTCCGTATGAGTGCTTGGCCCGCGGGGCTCGACGGAAGGTGCGGCTGGCGTGGTGGCGACGGCAGTTGGCTCGTCCATCGTTGTCCCCCCGCCCGCGCGCATGACTACGCACGGGTTGGTCTTGGCCTGCTGATCGCTTCGAATCTTGGCGCCGGCATCGGCGCCCATCGGCACGACACTGACTTCGTATGGTTCCCAGTCGATCGCGCGGACGGTCGGGATCTTGTTCTCGCCGCCCTCGATCTTTTCGACCTTGTGAATTTGGTAGCCGACGCTCACGTTGCGCAGAACGCGCTGCTGAACCTTGTTCCAGGCGCGGTCGGCGTCCTCATCGTCCTTGGCGAAGCGCATCGTGGCCACACCGCGGCCCTTCTCGAGCCGAGCGGACTGGATGACGCCGATGACGGCGTCGAGCGAATAGCCGTTGTGGGCTGCCAGTACGGGCGCGTCGCCACTCGTGAGGCGATCCATGCGGACATGGCTCGGGGCGAGTGATAGCTCCTCGTAGTAGCGCTCGCCGAACCAGGGCGAACGAAGAACGCGCGCGCCGGTCGTCCATGTCACCTCGACGGTGCGGGCTTCCTCGTTGATCGTCTCGGCGCGGATCTCAGCTTCGCGGGTGAACGAAGGTAGGGCGTCGATTACATGATCATTGGTTCCCTCAAGGACAGCGACAAGGCGCTTCGCCATGTGCGAACAAGCATGCACGGTGGGCGGCGAAGTTCGTTAGTCGCCGATTGTGCTATGTAGCGGAGGCGGCTATTACCGGGTGGGGCTCGAGCGATGCGGCAGCTTTGCCAGCATTGCAGTCCTGACAAGAGGTTACGAGGTTCGACTCTTCGCTACGACCGCCGTCGGCTAGCGGGGCCTTATGATCGACCACTAGAGGCACGTCAGGCGCCTTACGGCCGCAATATTGACATGTGAACTTGTCGCGTTTCAGCACGTCAAAGCGCTGTTGGGCAGTCGGCCGCGGCGCTCTGCTTGTGCCGTTGGCCGTCGCCGGCACGATCTGAATGGCGCGCATCGCCGCTGCCGGAGCTCGGCGAAGCGGCAGCGCTGGCGAGCCGGAAGAACGTATCCAGCCCTTTCGATGCAACGCGAGGAAATGACCGCGGACCGCCTCATGATGAATGCCGAGCGTCGTCGCGACCACACTAGCAGGACAGCCGACGCCGGTGAGGCGGACGTACTTCGTGACGATGCTGAAGATTAGTGTTTGGCGGTCGGTGAGATCACTCAGGGGTCGCGCCCTCGAGCGCGCGGATCGCCGCATCGCGCCCCTCGCCGAAGCAGTGTCCGCAATGAAGATGTGGGCCCGGGAGCAGCGGGACCGCGCGCGCCGCGAGAATCCGGGCTGCGTGCTCTTCGGCGGATATGGCGCCGTCCGGCTCAGACTTGTGGCCCTTGACGCGCCGGATGTCGGCCTCGACGGCATCGGCGCCTCGCAGGTCCGTTATGGCGCGGTTCGTGAGATCTCCCTTTTCGATCATGCGTTCGCTCCATTTCCGTTCCCGTTGGTCGTCGCCGGTTCCGCCGCTGGTGCGATAGATTCAACGGCCTGCCCCTGCTGGCTGGTTCTGCGCGGGTCGCTGTCCAGGATGACCCCCAGAGCATCGAACTTCGCGTTCCACTCAGCGATCTCAGCCAACACTGCTTCCGGATCATAACCGCGTTCTCTGATCATCTCGGGCCACGAAAGAGCCCCGACTCGGACGAGGCGCTGATAGGCCGTGCTCTCTTGAACAGGATCGAGGATCGGCATCGGTGGCGCGGTCCACTCGGCTGTCGGTTTCTCCGCCAACCCCATGACGCCCGCCGCGTCCATCGCCCATCCCCAGACCGGATCACAGAACTGCGGGATCAGCATCCGCCAGCGCCAGGCGTGGACGCGGGCCCAATGCCGCATACGTGACATGCGGGCGGCAGAGAAAGGCATTCCCTGATAATCGCCCGTCAAATCTTCGTACGTCACGCCGAGCCCGGCGGCGATCGTCCGAAGCTGCACGCGCGTGTATGGATCGTAGTCGCTGACCGTCGGGGGGTCCACGACGGTGACGGACCGCCCCGGCGCCGCGTTGATGATCATGCCGGGCTCGAGGCTGTCGATTCCTGGCTGGCTCGAATCGTCCTTGGTGCCGAGTGCTGGTGACGTGCCGTCGATGTCGCTCGTGATGACCGCGAGGCATGCGGCGATCTTCTGCTTCATGAGCGTGGCGTCGTCGTACTCGTCGAAGTCTTTCATGCGGAGGATGACATTGGCGAACCATGTTGCGGCCCGCGCAGCTCCTGGCCGGCCGGGCTTGAAGACGTGGAGGATCTCCGTGGCCGGAATACGCTGCGACGCGCCGCCGATGAACGAGGTGAACAACGTCGCGCCCGGATGGTCGGGGAACATCCAGTATGCCGCGCGGCGGCCGATCGGATCGAATTCGATCCCCTGGATGATCTTGCCGCCGTTCGGGAGCGCGGTTGTCTTTGTGGTGTCGAGGAAGTCGGGCTCGAGCACTTGGACTTGCATCGGGATTGGAAGCGCGTCCTCGGGGCGCCGCCAGCGTCTGCGCACGAGGCACTCGCCGGCCTCGACTACCGTTCGCATGACCTGGGCCTGGAGCCCGTAGAAGTCCTGACGACCGTCGGCGTCGCACGCCTTCGTCTCGGCCCATGCCTTCCAGAGCTCGCGCGCGAGGTTGCTCGGCGCCTTCTTCGCCGAGCCCTTTTTCGGTGCCGCGACGATTCCCCAGCCGACGGTGTGGTCGACGATCGTCGTCAGGGCGGACTCGGCGTGCGCGTTGTTCCTGACGAGATCGCGAGCCTGATCGCGGAGCATCGCGCCGGCCGAGCCGATCGCGGTGTTCGCATCAGCCGAGGTCCTGCGCCATCCCTGTGTGCGCCGGCCAGGAGACGCGGCTTCGTAGTGGCGCGTTAGGAGCTCGCCGGCGATCCGCGCCCGGACTCGCTTGACGGTCCACCGCGGGGCGATAGCCATCGTGAGTCGGTCAAACCAGGAGAGCATCAAGACTCCAGAGTCTTCACTTCCGCGGCCGCGATAAACCACTCCAGATCATAGGCCCCGCATTCGCAGTGCGGTTCGCGATAGCCCGTGACGCACTCAGCCTCGGCACCCTCCGAGAGGTGTCTGAACTCGCCCTGCTCAGCCGGGACGGCGATGCTCGGGCGCTTCGACTTCTCGGGTTCCTTCGCCATTGTCAGACCCCCTTGCTCGTGGCCGCGAGGCGGTACGTCACTGCGGAATCACCTTGAACTTCCTTCTGCATCAGGGAGAGAGCCTGGAGCATCTGCTCAATGGACTGGTAGGTAACTGAACGAGACGGCGGGCCATCAAAGTGGACTGACAACACGCCGCTTGCGATGGCGGACTTTAGGGTATCGACTGCTGCCTGATCCCACGCCATCAGCTACCCCCCCTGAGAAAAGAGAAAGCCCGGAGAGCATGGCGCCCTCCGGGCTTCGGTTGTCCGAGTATCCCGGAACGGTTAGAACTTTAGCACATGTTGGGCGGCGGATCGTCCTTGAACGATTGCCTCACATTCACGTTCGAGATCCCGCCCTCGAACACGTTGATCTCGATCTGCCCGACGAACGTCCTCGGGAGCAGCGGCCGGATCGCCGCGAGGATGCGCCGGAGCCAGTCAGGCATCATCGCCGCCTCAGCCACCCGCCCCGAGAAGGCGCGAGCCACGGCGTCCGGCGAGGTGCTGGCGGCGTTGTGGCCGGTCCGCTTGCCTCCTCTGGCGCAGCAGGCACCGGCGGGCTTTCCTGTCCCGTCGCCCGCTCGAGAGCCTGCCAGTCGGCTTCGCTGAACCGATCGAGTTGCTGTGCGGCGGCCGCGGCGCGCGCGTAGATCCGCGCGTCCAGGAAGTCGTTCGCGCGCCCCTCGATCTGGATGTACTCATACCGCCGGCCATCCCGCGATGGCAGCAGCTCCTCGGCCGTGAGCTGGCGGAAGTACTCTTCATCGTACTCGGGAAAATGCAGATAGCCCGGCGGGGCCAGCGCCTCGTCGTCAAGCGGACGCTCCAGGCGCAAGAAGCCGAAGAGCTCGTCTTTGAAGACGTGCCCGTAGACCGGCCAGATCTTGTGGCCGCGCTTGATGCGCTGCCCGCGCTGGCTGACCTCCACTGCCCTCGGTACCCCGAGCCCGAGGCTCGCGAGCCCTGGCTGCCCCTTGACCGTGATCACGCGGCTGATCGGATACCGCCGCGCCCACGCGCAGACGTGCTGCGTGTTGTAGCCGCTGTCCACCGCGAGCCGCCCGATGACCATCGCCACGCCCGCTTCGTGGGGAAACGTTCGCGCGAGTAGCGCGTCGAGCTGGGGCCACGGCCCCTTCTCGAGATCGGCCGTGTCGCCCGCCAGCACGCCGGCGTCGATCGACCAGGATGTCTTGCCACGGCCGTACCCGACGACTTCGTAGACCAGGCGGTCCTTCTGCACGTCGACGCCGGCCACCAGGAGCAGTACGCCACGCGGGGCGGTGCCGATCGTGTACGTCTCACGGCGGCGCGCGATGACCTGCCAGTCCATCCGCACCACCGCCTCTCTCCACGTCTCCCCGAGGACGGTGTTTTTGAACGTGCGGTGCGTCAGCGGATTGCGGACCGCCTTCACGAACTCGGAGGCCAGTTGCCCCCAGGTCGCGTTGGGGCTGTAGGAGTAGGCGGCCCAGATGTGGAACGACGCGTGACGGTTATGCTCCGTGAAGTTCTCGGGCTTCTCGGCCCGCCACTGTCCGGCCTCGATCATGTCCCGCTTGGAGCGATGCTCGATCGTGCAGCCGTTCGCCTCGCAGACGAAGTGGGCGTCCTCGGGACTATCCTTCGGCCACTTCAGGCTTGGAAACTTGAGGACCTGATAGGCGCTGCACGCCGGACACGGCACGTAGTAGCGGCGCTGGTCGCCCTCTTCGAAGAGCTGCTCGATGCGGCTATGCCCTGTGATTGTGGGCGTCGATCCCGCGATGATCTTACGGTTCCAGTAGTACTCGGTGCGCCGGATGCCGAGCGCGATCGGGTCGCCTTCAGTGCCGGCGCTCATCGGATAGCCGTCAACCTCGTCGAAGAAGACGATGCGATATGAGGCGCGCCGGAAGCCTCGAGGGCTGTTGGCGCCCACCAGCGCGAGTAGACCACCCCGGAAGAGCTTGAGGGTCATCGTGTTGTCGCTACTGCGGGACTTCACCTCGGACACGAGGCCATGCAAGGCCGGGATATCGAGCGTCGGGGCGATGTTCTCCTTGCTGAACTTCTTCGCCTCGTCGATCGTCGGCTGCACGAGCAGGATGTTGGCCGGGTCGTGCTCGATGAAGTAGCCCGTGCCCGCGCAGATGCAGGCGAGCGTGTAGCCCACGCGCGCCGATTTCATCACCGTGACCAGCTCGATCCCGGGATCGCTGATCGCGTCCATCAGCTCGCGCTGGTACGGAATCGTCCGCCACCGTCCCGCGTTCGCGTCGCCGGCGGGCAGCGCGAACTTCGCGTCGGCCCACTCGGAGAGGGCCAGCCGTGGCGGCGGGCGCCAGAGCTGGCGGACCCGGTGCTCGAGGGCGGCGAGGGAACTCATGTGTTCCTGGTGAACGGTGGAGGTGGTGGCGGGGCGTGCGCCGGTCGGCGACTCGCCGAGTCCATCTCCAGATACCATTCGATGGAGTCGAGTCGGCGCTGCTGCCGATCGCATTTGTCCACGAGCCAGATCGTGATGGCCGTGAGGGCGATCGTCGTGATGGCGAAGCCCGAGGTCATCGCGATGACAATCCCGTCTGCCGTGAATTCGTTCATGTCCGCGCCAGGATCGCGGCGGCTTCACATGCGCTTCGATTCCCCGGGCCGTACTCGGTCGGCTTCCACATCGCCTCGGGCAGGATGTGGAGCAGGTCGCCATCGAGTTCCTCAGTGGGCCATCCCTCCGCGCAGCCCTCGCAGACCGCCTTCGCGCACGCTGCGCGCTCCTTCTCCACAGCCTCTCCTACCGCGTCGGTCAGGGCCTCATCGAGCTGGACCACGAACGCCATGGCCATGCGCTCGGCAAGATGAACTTTCTCGACCGTCGTCAGCATCACGATTCTCCCTTCTCCCGTTCGTCGTCCGTCGCCAACTCCTCGAGCGCCTCGCGCACGAGCTTGTCGAGCTCCACCAGGTCGAGGCTGCTGAGATGCGGCAGCCGCTGCTTGGCGCGGGTCGGGAGCCCGAGCAGCGTCGTCCGAGCCGCCACCACCAGCGTTGCCCACCGCGTCTCGACGTCGCGCGCCGGCACCAGGTCACGCGCCTTCCGCGCGTAGTCGAGCTCGGCCAGCTTCGCCCGCGCGTCGCGCTCCCGCTGCGTGGCGACCGCGAGCGCCGAGGGCGTTGTCACCGCTGCCGGCCCCCCGTTCGCGGCCGCGGCGGCCACCCTGGGGCGTGTGTGCGCCTCCCACTCGGTCACCGCCTTCGCTGCGTCCACGATCACCCACCGCCGCTTGACCTTCTTCGCCGAGGTCGGCAGCGCGCCCGCGGCGATCCGGCGCTGCACAGCCGTATGGGACACCCGGCGCCATCGTGCAAACGCGCGGATCGACATGGGCGCCTTCGGAGCCTTCAGACGATCCCCTCTTCGCGTTCGGCGGCGATGGTGAGTTCCCGAAGCGCGTGCCAGACCGCCGCACGCCGGATCTTGTTCCCGTGGCCGGTGATCGTCCCATCCGTCCCGACCCGCCAGACGCGAGAGCGATTGGACGGGTGCACACTGACGAGGTAGTTCCCTGGCTCGAGCTCGATGGTGATTCTCGGCTTCGCGGTCATCACTGGACCCTCCTGGGCCAGGTGGAAACATTTCTGCCAGCCGCTGCCTAGCGGAATATCACGCCTTCGCTTGCCCGTCTCTCTCAGGCTCGCGGAGAACCTCTGCCGCCCCACTCCCCCTCTTTGGCATGAGCTGTGCCGTCATCGCCGCCTCTCGTGAAGCTCGCTGTCGTCCCTCTGTCCCACCCTGTCGCTTGTGCACGGATGCGCCACGGCGAACTGGCCCACGAACCACGTGGCAAAGACACGGCGCTGCTCATCGCATCCGACCTCGGTCCCGAATGGACCGGCCTGCTGCACGGCACCACAGGCGGTTTGGAAGAAGAACCACCAGGCGAGTAGGGTCCTGCTCATGTTGGTAAGCCGTCCCCCCGCATCAGGATCGCGTCGGTGATCGCGTCCGCACCGATGCCTGGCTGTGTCCGTACGAGCTCGCCCGCATAGAGCGCACACGCCTTGCGCTCTTCGGCTCGCTCCGTCGCGACGATGCTAGCGATGTACTCGGTCTCGGGCTTGTTCGCTCGATCAGGGTTGCGATCAAGGAATGCGCTAAACTCCTTCGCCCGCTCCGGTCTGACGTTGTAGCCATGGCCGCTGATCTTGTTCGAGAGCACGATCCGGATGTCTTTGCATCGTGCGGCCGTGAAGGATTCCAGTGTTCCGCTTTGGCGAACCCAGAGCGGCTCGTCGGTCATCGGGATCACGACCTCGAGCTCCAGCCAATCGCCATCGTCTCGCCGTGGCACGCGTACCTCGACATGTCCGCCTCGCGCATAGCACACGGCGAGCGAATCGCGCGTCGACTGTGGGTCGCTCCACTCGGCGTCTAGGATTCCTGCTGGGTTCATTGCTATGCCCCTCCCGCATTCATCCGATATCCCCCACCCGAAGGCTTCGGGCTCACGACTCGACGGACGGACAAGGTCGCGACGGGCTGCCGTTCCTTCATCGCCAAGAGTGCCCCCACGACCTTCTCCTTTCTGTCCTGAGGCAGAGATCGGCAGATCTCCATCAGCACCCCGTCGAGCGTGAGGATCATCTGGCCTGGGTCGCTCAGGACACGTTCACCAGCAAGGCCATCAGCGACCTGCTGTTGCTGGCGTGGCTCGAGCACATTCCAGATCGCGATGACGACCGACTCGGTGGCCACCAGGAACACGTCGTCTCCGTTCTCGATCCTGATCATGGGGTCTCCTTTCAGCGGAACATACATCCCGGGGAGGTGGAGCTCGGGTTGCGGTGCCAGTGCTTGGGGTGCTCGTTGCGGAAGAGCGGTGAGGTGGTGCAGAGGGCATCAGGTCCGCTCTGTGACGCTTGACCCCGTAAGGGGGTAGGGGGATCTCTTCTACTTCTCTTCTCTTCTACACCGTCACCACGTGACGCTGTAGCATCGTCACCATCGGTCTTGTTGTGACGCTTATCGGCGTCACTGTGTGACGATGATGTACCGTCACGTTCGCGCTGTCTACGACGCCACTCCTTGGTGCGTTCTGCAGAGCTATCTTCCTGATATTTCTTCCAGTTCTTCATGCTTACTCTGATTGACTCGGGCAGGCCATCTGGCGATGTGGTTATGACCTCGACGACGACCCCAGGAAGACGTCGAGCCACGGCCAGACAAGCCTCCCAGCGAGGGCTTGTTGACGCCGTGGCCAAGGCATGGCCAGACACTCGCCAGAGCTTGGCCAGAGCCTGGCCAGGGCGTGAGCATGTCATCGATCCGCCCTCTCCATGGAGCTTGAGATGGGCACCGAGCATCGCCCAGCGAGCGAAATCCTCGAGGCTCAAGGCCATCAGATCATCATCGCTCAGCGCACTGACCCAGAGCTTCCACCACGGACGCTGATCGGCCATCGTTGATCCTTCAAAACGGCACGTCCTCCGCCCCGGGCTCTCGGGCCAGCGCGCCGTCGGTGGATACCTGATTGAAATGAAGATAGACCGGATCCCAATCGAGCTCGATCTGGCCGCCGCCTTGGCCATCCCGGATCTTGCTGAAACTGAGCTGACGGTCCGGGCTTCCCTCCTCCTTCTGCCAGAGCAGGAGCACGATATCGGCATCCGCCTCGAGGTCGCCGGACTCCTTCAGATCATCGAGCGAGGGCGGGGGCCGCCGCTTCTTCTCGCCCTTGCCGCCTTCACCCGGGCCCAGGCGGCGCAGCGACGAGAGCGCCAGCACCGAGCACTGGCGGGCGAGCTTCTTGAGCCCACGCGAGATGGCGGTGATCTCCAGGCGCTTGCCGGTGCGGGCATCCGCCGGGCTCTCGACGAGCTGCACGTAGTCGACGACGAGCAGGCGCGGCATCAGCAGGCGGGTCAGGCGGCGGACCTGGCTGATCGTCATCGCGCTATCGGAGAACCAGAGCGGCAACGCGCCGAGCCGCGGCAGCGCCTCGGTGATCTTCTCACGTTCGTGCGGCCAGAGATCGGCCTTGCGCAGCGAGGAGGCGGGAATCCGGAGCTGCTGGGCGATGAAGCGCCGACCGAGCGCGACGTTGCGCATCTCGCGCGAGATCACCAGGGTACGATGCCCGAGCGAGGCCGCCAGCGCCGCCCACTCCAGGGCGAGAGCCGTCTTGGACGTACCGGGCCTTCCGCCAAGATAGACAAGTTCACCGGCGAGCGTTCCACCACCGAGCCGGGAATTGAGCTCGGGGATCGGCGTGCGTACCATGTCGCGCGCTTCGGGTGGGCTGTCGAGGTAAGCGACGACGTCGGTGAGGACCTCGGCGATCGGCACGGCGCGCACGATGGGATCCGCCTGGCCGGCGAGCTGCGAGAAGCGATCCGCGAGCCCCTGGGCGATATCGAGCACGGGGGCGGCGCGCTCAGTCCCGTTCGGTGCGACGTACAACTTCGCGATCGCCTCTTCACAGGCCTGGATCGCGGAGCGGCGATCAAAGGCCGTCTTGACGATCTCGACGTAGGTTGGGAGCGTCGAGGGAACGGCCAGGAGGCCCTCGACGTCGATCTGGGCGAGGCGCGCGGATCCGCCGGCCGCCTCGAGGAGCCCGAGCTCGGCGAGCGCGTCGGCCACGCTGATGATCGACACCGCCGCGCCACGGCCCGCCAGGCCCTTCATGGCGGCGAAGATCATCCGGTGCGCCTCGAGGAGAAAGGCGGTCGGCTCGAGCTCGACGCGATCGACCATCGCCGCGCCTTCCTGCAGGACGCAACCGAGCACGGCGCGCTCGGCGTCGAGGTTGTGCGGAGGGATCCGCGCCGGCGCTTCGGTGGTCATGCTTGGGCCCCCCGCCTGAACCATTGCGCCCGTGTGTCCTCCGGCCTCTTGATCTTGTCTCGGCTGAGCATGTCACTCGTTCTGCGGGGTGTGAGCGCATAGCCGGCGGCTCGGAGTTGGCGGACGACGAGGGCTGAACGGACGCCGAAGCGTTCGGTGAGAACATCCCCTTCGGAGGCCCTCGTTCCAGAGCTTCTGGAATCTCTCGATCTTTTCGCGTGGCCACACCCTGATGAGGGCTTTCATGTCCCGAACAATTCCTCCGCCGCGCGCACTTCTCCGCGGCCGTGGCTGGTGACGAGTTTGCGAGCCCCGAGGCGCTGCAGGTAGGCATCGCGCGTCGATCGCTGATAGCCGCTCTTCTCTGAGACCACATCGCGGTCGACGGCTTTGGGATGGGCAGCCACCAGGACCTCGAGGATGCGGCGCTCCCCTTCCGGCAGGCGCCCGAGCCAGTGCTGGAGCAGGGCGTCTCCGGTAGGCAGCGGCGCGAAGTCGGGGCCGAGAGCATGGACACCATCTGAGGTCACGACGAGTCCGCCGCGGTCGTCGTCCTCGACCAGGCCCTTCTCGCGGAGTCGCTGGATGTAGGCGTCCCGAGTCGAGCGCTTGTAGCCCGTGAGCACCGTGGCCTGCTCTCGGGTGATGCCGCCGTCGTGCTGCGCGATCGCGGTAAGGACGAGCTGCTCGCCCTTGGGGAGATTGGCCGCGTGCCTACCCCGTTGTGGGAAATTCCCACTGTCCTGTGGGGAAACTCCAGATTTCCTGGCACGAACCTCATGGCGATAGACGAGCTTGTCGTGCGCGAAGGCAATGGTGAGCGGGGGTAGCTTCGCCCGGATCGTCGCGGAGATCTCCGCCGCAGCCGCCCGGAGGTCCTCGCCCCTGGCTTCGAACGCCGCGCGCCAGTCGTCGAACTTGCCGAGGATCTTCTCGACCTGGGCCGCCAGGTACTCCAGCCGCTTGACCTGGGCGTCCTTCAGGATCGGGACCTCGACGCGATTCGGCGCCGACGCGGGCTTCTCCTGCGTTAGACGCAACTTTTTGTTTCTTATCTCGCCCTCGAGCTCCGCGATCCGCCGCCGCAGCTCCCGCGGATCCTCCGCCTTCGCCTTCTCGATCGTGGCGGCCATGTCCTTGCGGAGGCGCTCCAGGTCGATCGGTGCCAGGGGTCGCGCGTCCGCCTTCTTGCCCACCGTCGGCGTGCTCGAGGCGTCGAACGTCCACTTGGCCGCGATCGCCACGCGCTTGGAGATCTTGAGCCAGGCCGGCGACCACACGTGCGGCTCGCCGCGCGCGAGCTTCGGCAGCTCGCCGGCGATGTCCTCGTCGATCCCCTTCTCGGCGATCCAGCCCTCGATCGTCTTGCGCTCCTGGGGCCCGGTCATCTGGAAGGCGAAGAGCAGCTCCGTCTGGTTCAGGGCCTTCTTGTTGACCTCCTGGGGCCGCTGCGAGATCAGCGAGACGCCGATGCCGAAGTTGCGCCCGAGCTTTTCCATGCGGGTGAAGGCGTGGAGCATCCGGGCCTCTTCGCGCTGGGGATTCTGCGGGACGAACTCCTGGGCCTCTTCGATGAAGACGTGCACGGCGGACGGCGCCGCCTTCTTGCGGAAGAAGAAGCGATCCGCGAAGGCGTGCGCGAACCGCGCCTTGTCGGCATCGGACTCGAACTGGCTGACGTCGAGGATCATGGAGACGCCCCGGTCGACGACTAGGTTGGCGACCAGGGCCCCGGCGCCGACCTCCAGTGGAATGTCGCCGTGCAGGCCGCCGAGCACCGGGACCTCGAGTCCCGGGCGCTTGCCATCGGCCGCCAGGCGGAGGCCCCACCAGATGCCCACGGGGTCCAGCACGACGAACTGTGCCTCGGCCCGGTGCATTTCCTCGGCGAGCTTCTG